ATAACCCACTTCAACCGTGAAGGATTGAGCTCCAATTCTTTAAGATCTTGCTCTAGTTGAGTCACTTGGTTGCCTCCAAAAATTCCTCCAAAGACATGGTATCGCGGTAGTCTGAATTCCACCACACCTTAACCAATGGTGGTGTATGCGGGTACTCCATAAAGTCTTTCAAATTCGCCATACTGTTTTCATGACGAAGTATGTGCATTCTAAGCTCATCTGATATGTTGCAGAAGTACAAAAATAGTCGTACTTGATCTACTTCATCACAAGACAACACCCACCTCAACCACTCTGGAGTATTCGGATTTTGAGCTACATGACATCGAACCAAGATGTCTGGATGCAGAGCTAACTCCACCAAAACAGAAGATGGGGTTTGCGCCTTGCCAGCGACGTTACGGTGGGCATCCGGGGTTGGATAAGTGCTTCTAGCGACATAGACCAGAAAATGCAGTGGGATGTTTTTATTCCACACCAAATCTGGATGTACATCTTTGTCTTGCATCAAAACTTCAAATACAGTCTGTGTCAGACGTGGGTTGTTAGCGAGACCGCATTTGAGATTTTTGTCTCCATGTAGGGCTATATCTTCCATAACCCTGACCGGTAGGTTTGGGTTGCCCGCCGCCCCCATGCACATATTCCATTCATCCCAAGCAAAAATCCTTCGCACATCGCCGATGATGTCCGCTAGGACCTCGGGTGGGGTGTTTGGGTCGACAGCTTGAGCACCTTTGGTCACTTTGCGACCTCCAAGAATTCTTCCAAAGACATGGTATGTCGGTAATCCGATTGCAACCACATTTTCGCCAAAGGCGGCGTGTATTGGGATTTCGACATGTATCGAATCACCACTAGATCTTCCTCAATCCGCACCATTTGCATCCGAAGCTGCGGCGAAGTTCCTGAATATGCAAAGACGTATAATCTGACTGCAGAGTCCTCGTCCAGCGAGAGTTGCCATCGCACCCACTCTGGTGTGTTAGGGTTTTGCGCCAACCTTTGCTTAACAGACCTAAATGGGCTTTGAGAGAGTTCTACCAAAATAGAAATCGGAGCACGACTGCTGCCGGCGATGTTCGATTTTGGAACATCGGGACCAAAGCTGGGTGTCGTAATTGGGCGTTCAGTTCTAGCCGCTTTAACTAAGAAATCCAATGGTGTGGCCGGATTTATGACCAAATTTCCCCACGAATCTCCATCCTGTGCAAGCGCCTCAAAGGCCGCTCTAGTCATGCGAGGACATCCGGCTGCGTGGAGCTTATGAGCTGGAGTCCCATGCCGAGCCACATCCTCCAAAACTATGGAAGGTAGATTTTCGTGGTTTATGGCTAGTTCAAAAGCCTTGTATTCGTCCTCGTCTTTGAGTTTTAGTTCCGCTCGGATATCTCCGATGATGTCGATCAACACATCGGCAGGAGTGTTTGGATCGCTAGCTTGCTCTAATTTAGTCACTTGTTTTTCTCGACGTCGAAGGGGCCGTTCTTGGACAGGTCGCGCCAATGAATAGCAGATTTTATTGAGGCTAAATCCCCTTCAATCGGACAACTCAAAATCAATGACAACTCGCGGTCAGTCGCCTTACTCAGTCCAACTCCGCCGGCAAACTTCGCGCGGACTTCCGCCAACTCTTTCGCCAACTCTTCTGGTGTCATGTTTTACTCTCCAGTGAATTCGTTGAAGGTCATCTGCAATCCACTATTACACGCCTTCAACCACATTTTCAAGTCTTTTCTCGCGTTGCAGTTGGCGACAATAGCCACCCTCACAATCGGATCGTTTGTTGCAACAGCGACGCGCTCTAATTCACAAGGATCCGTCGATGTCACCGCGATTTCGAGGTCCGAGACTTTTGACTTCTCGGGCTCGACTTGAACCGGAGATGTTGGTACGCGCTCATCGGCTTGTTTGCAAAAGAATTCGAAGACAGTCTTGTTCTCCAAACACCGGTCGCAAGCAGACCATGGAGTCTTCTTGTTATTGAATGTGGCCATGAGGATGTCTGGGTCGGTCGAGTACGAGCACGCTTCGAGTTCGGTCGGATCGGTCAACTTTGAGACCTCGTCCGGCGTAATACCGGGTGGTGGAATCGTATGAGAGTCAACGGACGACTGGAACTCAGCCAGGATCTCCGCTAGAGGCCTAGCCTTGGGCGGCGTCAATGGAACCAGAATGACTTTATGGGCCTCGGCTTCTGCCTTTGATGCAACGATTTCGACTTCTTGCTGGCGACGTCGCTCTTCGATGATCGCCCAAGCTCGCGACCGAAAATCCTCGATGGATTCGACCCATCGGTAATCTACCGGCTTGATGGAACCAAGACACTTTGCAAGTCCTTTCAGCTCGAGTTCTCGGAAGTTGGATTCGTCACACTTCGAAGCACCAAACTTAAACGCCATAACCGCACGCTCAATTTCAGGCAGCTTGACTGTGTAACCCGAGATGTAACTCCAAAAGTTGTCGATGGTTTCGTACAGGTCCTCTTGGACGACACTCATAACTTTGGTGGCAGCCCTGATTGTTAAATCGTTAATCCAATCGTCCATTGCTTCATCCGAAAGCCCTTTGTCGCCGGCCTCTTCCATCTCTTCGAATAAGTTGTGGACACTTTCGTCGTTAAAAAAGCACTCAATAACGTCAGGTAGCCACGTGAATAGCTGTCGCCGACTCAAACGCTCGCATTGTGCCGCTTTGTTTGAAATACTGACAACCTTGTCGTACGTTTCTTGTCGGTTCGCCCAGATGCCCGTCAAGCCGTCCTTGAGATACTTTTGCATGCGCCGGCCAATCGCCGCGTAAATCGCAGACATAGTTTCAGTGTCGACCGGAACATCACGCTTCGTAGGAATCTCTTTGAGAGACATCTCGGCTAGTTGCTGGCGCCATTGTTCAAAGGTCCAACTCTTGATGTCGTGACTTGAATCAATGATGACAGGTCTAAAGCCGCTCTCATTTTGGGGTTCGGGCTGTAAGACTTCTACAATCCTTACTCGGTCTTGCTCAGCCTTCATTCGATTGATGGCCACTAGGTCGGGTTTAGCACCTTTAACCACTTTCTCTTTATTGCGTCTTTGTCGACGATCAATGTCGGTCTCTTCTATGCGCGCCATATTATTCCTCTTCCTGTTTAGGTAAATCTAGCCCCTTCAACACCTCAAGGGTCGGTCGACAGTCGTAATGTGGAGCAATCGTTTTGGTGTTTGGTATTAGTGAAGTAGTGACTTTTAGCAGCTTTCGGTCTTCGAGTTCTTCTACAACAGCATCGAACCGACTTCTACGCTGCGGGTCCCAACCTAAGTCGCGGCAAATTGTCTTCCGACCGACCCATGTCGTATCGTGATTGCCCTGTCTGGCCGCCAAGTAAAGCAACAGGGCGATAGCCCGGCTATCGCCACCGTGAAACCCTAAGGGTCCTTGGTTCAACATTATTTGAATCAGCAAATTCATTGTGAACTTCTTTCCTTGAAGCCCACGGAGGCAAGCCGTGAGTGTTATTGATATAAATCAGGGGAGTAACTAGGCTTGCCTCCGATACCGCCCGGAAAGAAGGGACAGGCGGCCGGTCCTGCTACTACCCTGATTTCTACCAACAACTTTCCCATTATACACGATCCAGTTTCTATGTCTACCCCTTTAAAATCGCCTTTTAACCTATACAAAGTGTTGCCAGACATGGCAGGAATGATGAGAGAACTGAGCGACAAAAGAGGAGGAATTCCTGCCATGTCTGGCAAAAAGACTGCCATGTCTGGCAAAAAGACTGCCATGTCTGGCAAAAAGACTGCCATGTCTGGCAACACTTTTGTGTCTGTGAACCTGGCGTAGAGGCCGTCAAAACGGAGCGAATGATCATTGAAGGATCATTGAAGGATCAAGAATGGTCAGCGCGAGCCGACTTCGTCGTCGCAGAGAAGCCGACGACGACCGACTGACGGCACTGTAAGATGATGTAAGACATTGAACGTTCCTCAAAGACAACGAAGACGAGCCTCAAATACAACAAGAATTCGCGTGAAACCCTATACACGATTCAGAGCCTCAAAGCAAACGGAAGTCCCTCCAAACCTCCAGGTTGGAATCCACCTCAAGGCGTGGTATACTTGTCGGATGCTCATAAATTTCATCGGAGCTCCGTGCTCTGGCAAGACAACGACGGCGGCGATGCTCTTCTCGAGCCTCAAGGAAACTGGCATCAGCTGCGAGCTCAGTTCTGAACAAGCTAGGCTCTACATCGCACGCAAGAAAGTTCAACTCAAGCTTTCCCCAAAACAGTTCCCGACCCTCACTGATAAAGACCAGGTCAAAATCATGGTCCAGCAGCTCGAGGTCGATGAGGCTCTCGTGACTAGTTGCGGCTGCGATGTTCTGGTGATCTCGGACTCCAGCCCCATCAATTCGTTGCTGTACATGGGTACCAAGACTCGTACGGCGTCGGAGGTGCAAGAGTACATCCGCAGGTCCCTTAAAATCACTTCGGCGACTTTTTTGGCGGCTCCGATTGTGCGACGGAATGGCGTCGCCGATCCGAACCGGATTCACTCTCAAGCTCAGTCCGACCTGGTGCAGCAGCAAATCCCAGCTCTCCTGTCGAGCCTCCCGCCGTTCAAGGTCATCGATTTGTGTGGTTCCCCTGCTGAACGCCTTTTGGCTGTTCAGAACTACGCGTTTGGATTGCTATGATCCCGTTTTACGATATGGCGAACACGTTGGCTATTTACGCCGAGAGTCTTCCGAAGTGTTGTAGCGGCCATTGTTTTATGAGGTTGTTTGATATGACACCGGAAGACGCTAAAAACCTTGATTTTCACAGAGAATCCGAGTTTATTGAGCTCCTCAACTCTCCGGATTGGCAAGGATTTGACATCAAGAGTGTCCTCAAGGTATGGATCGATACCTATTCGGAACACAGCGGTATGACGTTCGGCGACTTTGTGGAGGCTATGCAATGAAACTGACCCTAGAAACCCCCACGAAGCTGTACATCGACGACGCGACTCCGTCGGAGCTGAAGTCCCTTCAAGAGGAACTTACATACACCGACACTTCAGTGGCTTTTGAACTCAAGAAGTTCCAGCACGCGACGTGGTACGCCAACAAGTTCGGACCGGAAGCGTACGCAAGCCGCCTGGCTGAGCTTCAGGCGAGTCAGAAGGTGTGCCTCTTAAGCCGAGATGGGTCCGGACGTCATTACGTCAACAGCGGGCTGCTAGAGGCCTTAAAATCGAAATACGGCTGCACGGTAACCAACAAGGTGGTTTACCCGGAACCCAAAAACATCCCGTGGGCTGTGGTGCCAGACCGGACGCCATATCCGTACCAAATCGAAGCGCGAGATCGGTTGTTGGAAGCGAAACACGCTAGGGTTGAGCTTGCGACGGGCACCGGAAAAAGTTTTTGCGCATTGCTTTTGGTCAAAGCGTTAGGCTTGAAGACGGTCATCATGACGCCTTCTGAAAGTATTTCAGAACAACTGTACGACGACTTTGTTTTGCATTTCGGAAAGAAGTATGTGGGAAAGTTCTATAAGGGCAAGAAGGAGGCTGGCAAGTTGTTCGTCGTCGGCACTGGGCAATCTTTGACCCGGGTTGAAGTCGGCACGAAAGAATGGGAAGATCTTTCCAAGTGTGAGGTTTTTATTACAGACGAGTCGCATACAATTGCTGCACAGACTTTCTGTCATGTAGCTCTTGGGGTCATGGCGAACGCGCCTTATCGATTTAATTTTAGTGCCACCCAGATTCGTGGAGACGGGTCTGGGAAACTCTTAGATTCTCTCACCGGCCACACTGTGCTGGAACTAACAGTCCGCCAGGGGGTCGATGGTGGTTACCTTGCCAAGCCGGTGTTCTTTATGGTTCCGGTGCAGTCGCATGTCGACTTTGAAAGTGCCGATCCGAACGAGATGACCCGTAAGCATTTCTTTTACAGCCCAGAAGTTTTAAAGAGGGCTGCCGCCATCGCCAACCAGAGTGTGGCGGTGTCAGGTCATTCCGTATTGATTCTGATTGACGAAGTGGCTCAATTCACTGAGTTGCTCCCACATCTCCAGCACGAAGTCCGCTTCGCACACGGGCCGTTGGCCGATAACAAATCGAAAGTCCCGGAGAAATACCACGACTGCGACAACAAAGCCCTCGTTAAAGCTTTTAACGCATCGGAGTTTCCTATACTTATCGGAACTTCTTGTATTTCCACGGGAACTGACTTCAAAAGCGTCAAGACGATGATCTACCTCCGCGGCGGCAAATCCGAAGTAGAAGTGCGCCAAGGTGTTGGACGCACTACGAGAATTTTCAAGCCCCTCAACAAGACTTCGTGCAACATTATCGACTTTGATGTTACCAACATCCGTACGGTACATGCTCATGCATTGGCCCGTAAGCGGATTTTTGAGGACATCTATGGGCCAGTAAAAATGGTGAAACTATGATCAACTCCAACGACATACGTATCAAATGGATGGCCGGTCTCCCTTGGTTGACGTACGAGCAACTATGGGCTCTCGCCGAAACCGAACCTTGGCGTCCTGCCACTAAGGCGCGCATGTGGAGATTCTTGGTGGCGGCTATGAAGGCCGGCTTGATTGAAAGCCGGTGGGCGCTTAGCGGCGGTGACGTAGTGGAGTGGAGGGTTCCATCTGTGAGAGTGGTGAAACTATGAGGACTACAAGACCCTACAGATTCGATAAGCTCCCCAAAACCATTCAGAATGATTATTTGTATCGTTATCAATTAGTTCCAGTCAATTTATGGATGGATCTGTACGAAGATGAAGTCGACGGTGTATATGCCGTAGAGTCGTCTACCGATCCTGAAAAGTTGTTAAGGTGGGCTCGGCATCCTCAGTTTCGCATCCGCGAAGCCGTAGCCGCTAATGTGCACGCGCCGGAAGAAGCACTTGACGTTCTTGCCTCCGACTCAATTAAATATATCCGGGATCTCGTGTTGGACAACCCGAATACGGCTTTGGCCACGAAGTTGTATATTCGTTTGGGTGGGTATGGCAAGATGACCGTGAAGGAATTCAAGGAGTCGGTCAAGTGAGAGAGACTCCAGAAAACCCCCTGGCCGTTGATGCAACGGCAGATGAGTTCAAGAGGTCGTGGGAGACAGAATGCCTTCAAACGCGTAGCAAGTGAAGGTGTTTCGGCACTTGACAGTGAATCAAAAATGAGATACATGGACATCATGAAAACTAAACAGTACTCGGCTACCCCGGAACAGCACATCGCCAATTGGCTGAAGAATTACATCGAACTCGAGATGGAGGACGAGGATTGCGTAGATAATTACCGCTGGGCCGAGTTGGGTAATCCCAAGCAGGCGGAAGTTTACGTTAAGGCTCGTAGGAATGGATGTTGCGGAAGCTGGGACCGGGTGGTGGTAGCCCCAGACGATAAGACCTACGCGGTCGGATGCAACTTCGGACATTGAGCCCACCATGGAAAATCTTAACATAGGCACGAAAGTCCGAATCAACTATACCGGTGAAGGTGGGATTTTTTACGGGGTCGTCGGGGTCATTATCGACTTCGCTTACGGGTACGAATACCCGTGCATCGTTAAGTGCACTCTGCCGGACGGGGATAATACCAGTATGTTTTGTTGGGATGAACTCGAGCCGGTGTGATGGCGGGCCGCAAACCAAATTCGTTGGCTATCAAGGCACCCCACTTGAGATCCGAGTGGAGCCCGGAGAATACTGTCAGTTTTGATGATGTGACACTCGTCTACAAAGAGAAGTGTTTGTGGATATGCCCTCTAGGTCATAAATGGGAGGCAACTGTACGTAAACGGATTAGACGTGACAGAGGCACTGGATGTAGCGAGTGTTTTAAGATCGTACCAATCGAACGCTCTTTGGCGACAAAAGCCCCTTGGCTTAGGTCGGAATGGGGACCGAACAATACAGAGCCGTTTGATGGCGTGTTTGCCAGAGCTTCGTGGCCCAAGCGAGAGTGGGTGTGCTCTAAAGGGCACGTATGGTGGGCAGTCCCCTGTACTAGAGCTGGAAAGAGCCGGAGTGGTTGTCCGGAATGTAGCGGACATCGAGTCTCCGCCGCGAATTCGTTGGCGACAAAAGCTCCCCATCTAGAGAAAGAGTGGCATCCAGACAACGAAGAGAGGTTCTGCGACACCCCCTATGGAGCCAAAGAAAAGCGAAAGTGGATTTGTTCGAAAGGGCACGTATGGTTTTCGTCTCCGAATAACAGGACTAAGCCGGGTAAGCCGCAAGGTTGTTCCCGTTGCACCCATCGTCACTCCAAGGCCGAGTTAGCCATCTTCAGTGACATCAAAGAAAAATATACGGATGCGGTCAGTGGAGTCAGAAGCGTTTTACGCTACAAACGTCTTGAACTCGACATCTACATCCCATCTCTCAAAAAAGCCATTGAGTACGACGGGGTATATTGGCACTCACTGCCGGGCAGCGAAGATAAAGACCGACGTAAAAACGAGCAATGCGCCGAAGCTGGCATTCAACTCTTGAGAATCCCAGAGGCGGAGTACGAAGCAGATCGCGCTGGAACCATCAAGAAGATTCTCGAATGGCTTGTGGTATACTAGAGTCATAACGTAGCATAGAGAATCGAGAATACAGATGATTGGTGGCTATGACACAAGCGACGTCTATTTTAAGAGCTTTGCCAAGAGTTTGACGGCAGCGATCGGTCGAATCCCAAAAACCGATGAAGTCGACCGCCTACACACTCAGCGTCGGCAGTTGAAGTCCCTTATCGCCTCTGAACGGAAACTTCAAGATCAATTGTGGGAGGTTTACGGTGCAAGTGTGTACGACTCATTCATCACATATATCTGCACCGAGAAGCGGAATATTCTTTCGAGTCGGCCCTTCTTCCGTGAGCGCCAAGAGCGTTTTTCTGCTGAGATTTCGCAGCTCTTCAAGGACCGGAATGGCGCTGGGCTGCACCCATACAAGCTGAATTACCAATTTGCCAAGTGGGTGTTGAACTCCGCCGGACCTACATTGACTCCTGAAATTCGCGCCACCATCCGAGAAATCGAAAAAATGCGCGTCGAAATCATGACCATGAATCTGCCTTTGGCGATCAGCTATTGTCGCACATTCTGGAACCAAACCCCTCGATCTCACATGTCGTTCCTGGATCTAATACAGACCCATACAATAGGGTTACAGGTTGCGATTGACAAATTTAACCCCAATACCCACGACAACATGACTAATGAGGAAGAACTGGCCGCGTACAAAGTATTCAGAAGCGTCGCCCTCGGGCGTATGTGCGGAGATAGGATAGAGGCCTACAATTCCACACTTTTGCACCTATGGCCTGTAGACGCACGACGCGTGTATCGTGCCCATAAGGCCTCCAGGTTTCTCGACAAGAACGCCGATATCGACCTGGTTGTAGCTGCCGTCAACGAAAACATCCCGGAAAAATACCATGTGACCGGCCCCGAAATCCAAGGCCTCCTTGCTGCAGCCAGCCACGTTTCAGGTGATTGCGCGGTTGACCAAGAGACTGGCGATACCACTCTCGAGTGTTACATGGATGACGAAGAGCACCGTCCAGACGTGATTGTCGAGCGGACGCAGGCTCTGGCCACAATTCATGCTGGACTCAAGAGTTTGTCCGTGGTAGAGCAAAAGATGCTGCGCTTGAAAGGGATAACGCTATCATGACCACCAGTTCCACAAATGAAACGTCTGCGATTTCTACCACCAACGGCCTCGTGGCTTGTACGCCATTCCCAGCCCGCCACATCGAAAAGAAGGTAGTCGGAGGGATGGTGCTAATCGCCAACAAGATCGATCTGCAACAACTCGAAGTGGTCTTTCCTGCATCCGGAGAGGGTTGTGAGCAGTACGCTCCAGGTGTCAAGGTGTGGTTGCGCGGAGATTTGTACACCCAGCAGTGGGCCAAGGACGTCTACACTATTGGCGACAAGACGTTCATTCTGGTCCCCAAGAATTTTATTCAGCTTGTGGAGGAGTTGTATGTGAACGTTCCTAGTCGTCAGACCCTCAAGACTTCTGGCAGTGGAATGACCTTGGTTCCTACCGCGATTCTTGTCGATGGCAATGGTATGACTAGCATATCCGGGAATTACACTGACGCGATCGGGGCGAAGTGATGCGATTTTCACCTCCGAGGTTGATGCCATACCCGCCACCTCCATTTAAGGAAGTTTCTGGTATGGAGGCGGAACTTGAGATGTTGCGTCTTGAACTTGACGAAGCGAAGGTGCACGTCCGACTTCTGACTGAACGAATTGACTTGCTCGAAATTGATCGTCGTGACGACAAAGTATCTGTAGATATGCTCAAGGAAGAACTGCTCGAGTCGATTGATCGGGCGAGGGGTTACGATGACCGGCCACAACGCCCTTGACACTGCCCGAAAGACGTATTGCGCTATACGTCGTGCAGCTCTCTTGCTTAGTGCTGGTACTTCTCCGAAACAATTTGACGATTTGGTTCGATCGGCTCTTCCTGCAAACGCCGGCCCTGTCGACTGGTGTCAAAAGGCTACGCAGTTGCACACCTTGATGGTGGCAAACGCCAATGAGGCGAACCGCGTTGCGGCGCAAAACGTTTCGGACTACTTTGGGCAGGCTGGGTCTAAACAATGACCACGCTCGCTGCAGGAGAAACACGCGAAGGTGAAGCGAGAACAGACTCTGCGTGGCTGGAGCAGAAGTTCCAGGAACTTGAGGTGGAGCTCTATGAAGAGCAAAGGCGTTCATCTGAGTTTAAGCAAAAGATGGAGCGCGTCTTGCTAGACTGGACGTCCAGAGCCCTTAAGGCCGAACAAAGTCTAGACCTAGTTCTAGTAGAGTTAGGCTCATTGAAAATTCGTTATGCCGAAATGTCTTTGTATAAGAAGGCGGAATGATGCGCTCTCTCGTTATAGGTGACGTGCATGCCGTCGAAGGGGAACTTGACGACTGCCAAGCTCTAATCGACGGTATTTTGCCGATCGTTGTCGACGAAAAAGTCGACACCGTAATTTTCTTGGGCGATCAGTATCACAACCACAAGCTAGTGAATTGTGAAGTGATGGCGTGGTGGCGACAAGCTTTTGCTGCACTCCATACAACCCCAGTAATCGCCTTGGTCGGCAATCACGATCTGGCGGCGGCGGGCTCTAGTCCGAATCATTCGATGTTGGCTCACGTCGATGCTATTACAGTGGTAGACAAGCCGACGGAACTAGACGGCGTGTTGTTCATGCCATATACGCACGACAACGAATCGTTTTTGCGTGCCGTTCGAAGTTCTAGCGCAAAGTGTGTGGTTGCACACCAAGCCGTGCAAGGCTCCCGCTACGACAACGGTTTTTACGCTCCGGATGCTGCTTCGTTGGAAGATGTACAGGACAAAAGTTTTGTCGTCGGCCACATGCATACGCCATACCGGTTCGACCAAGTTTCTGACGGCCTAGCAGTGTTCGGTTGTGACGTTTTTTACCCCGGAGCGCCACGATGGCGCACGGCCTCTGACGCCAACATCGAGCGCTCGGTCAATGTAATCGAATTCGGAGCCAAGGGCGCAAAAGTAATCAAATCCGTAGAAACCAAACAGTTTTGTAACAAGATCCTCCGATTCGAAGACCGAATTGAGAATCCATTGCAACTTGAAATCAATCCCAAGTGGCGCTACATCGTCGACATTCATGGTGATGCCAAATTCATCCAAGAGCGACGTGCGAAGTGGAGTGGGTGTCGCGTGAGGACTTTTCCAGTAAACACGGCGAAGTCGGCAGTACGAGAGTCCATGGGGATCGGTGCTGCCATCAAGACATTTGTTGGTGGGTACCAGGCAAAGCATGGGACTTCAACTGAAGTTCTCGAGAAAATGGTGCAGGACCGACTAGGAGGTTTGCTTTGAGTCAAGAACTTGTCGAGCATCAGCGATTGTTGTCAAACACCGGCCTGCATATCGCGGATTGGCAACTCAAGACCATCAACGTGTGGCCGAAGTTGTTTTTTCCGGAATCAGTCAAGCACAAAATCGTGGTCGACCAAGACGAGCAGACCATTACGTTCGTATTGACTTTGCCCCCAAAAAAGAATATCGAAAAACCGCAGCTCCTATTCAGGTTGGAGCGATCGGTGCAGGATTTGTTCGGCGAGGCGTGGTTGGTGGTGGTCAAGCGTGCTCGCACAGTGATTTATCGTGGCACACGCTTGCAAGATGTTTCAAAGTCTGATATGAATCCATTAGCTGGTTTCAATCCAAATACCAAAGTAACAATCAAGAGGACCTCGTGAACGACTATTACGTTAGTATTCCTATCGCCGGTAGAATCCTCATCGAGGTGACTGCCTCCAGCGACAAAGACGCCCTTTCCATGGCATCGGCCAAATATGCCCAGTCCGCTGGAGAAGACGTCTTTGATGTCGAGTGGGAGGCGTACGAAACAATTGGCGAGGCCACCTTGTCGCGCCTTAAATACAAAAATGTAAAAGTAATCTGCAAGGGGGCTCCATGAAGACTTACTACGTGACCATCCCTATCGCAGGTCGACTCCTTTTTAAGGTAGAGGCGAAAAATAAAGCTTCGGCGAAGGCGGCGGCGTGGGATAAATATAATGTGTGGGGTGAGCACGACGCGGAAGACGTTGAGTGGGAAACCTACGAGTCGATTGCTAGCGGTAACGAGTGTCACGCCCCATACAACCAAGTAGAAGTCCAGGAGGTCAAAAATGGCGCGTGAATCTCGATTGGAACGTAGGGCGCGTAAGCAGATGGCCAACCTCGACACCGCCGAGGGGCGTTTCGACGCTTTGGACCCGGAGGAGAAGGAAGTTTACACCAAGTATATGTCATCAGGGAAGCCGCCGGTGTCTCCGGCGACTGCACAGCAATTCTACAACTTGTATTTGCGTGGATGCTCTACCAAGGATATCCAGGCGATGAACCCATCCTTTGGTTTAGGGATGATTGTCCGCGCCAAGATGGATAATGATTGGGATCTCAAGCGTAAGGACTACACCGAAGGTCTAGTGGAGCGGATCCACGAAACCGTGCAGGCGAGCCAGCTCGAGTCGGTTCAGTTCGTGAGTTTGTGGGCTGCCGCATTCAATAAGTTGAACGGAGAGAAGCTGCGCCGATTCTTGCAGACCGGTAAGGAAGAAGACCTTGGTGACTTGAAGGGCCAAATGACACTGAAGGCGTACCAGCAAACGCTGGAGCTCTTGCTTCGTCTCACCGGACAGGATAAGGATAAGAACGTGTCGGGGGAGATTCTTCATACGCATCGTACGGAGGACAAGGGCGAGGTAATTGAAGGGCAGTCCAAAGAAATCAAGTCGATGTCGCCGGTTGATGTAGATGCAGCGTTACTCAAAATCCTCGAGAAGACTACGGCAGGTAAAAAATGAGCCCCAAAAAGAAGAAACGTAATGCGATCTTGCAGCCGCTGCAAGATATGGCTTACACGTACGGCCGTAACACCGGTACTGGAGCTACGTGTGGGCGCAACCCAAAGAGGGATTACTCGTTTGCCGTTCGAATATTGTTGGGCTTGATTGACGACCCGGAAATAACTGAAGCGTTTGAGTCGATTGAAAGAGGGCTTGAGAAAATGACCCCAAAAGAGATGGAATTGTGGACCAAGCAGGTAGAGGCAGAGAAAAAGTACAAGGTGTTGCGAGCGGAGTACGATGAGCTGTCTGAAGATTTTGCCACTCAACATCTAGAGCTCAACGAGATGTGCGAGACTGTCGAAGGCTTGAGTGAGATGGCCGGTCTGCGACAGAAGAATAGGGCTGAAATTCTGAAGCGACTCCAGGGCATGGCTCCAGTCTACGATGCAAAGACCGGATGGAAGAGCAGCCCCAACGGAGAACCAGAAGGTGACCACGTCACAGCCGACGAGTTGCTACTGAAGCTTATTGGAGACCCCAAAATCTCTGAGGCTTTTAATGCCATCGAGAAGTGGTATGCGTAATGACCACCAAAAAGAAAACCGTATTGCCAGACCGATATCTCCGCGCCTTTCGAGAAGGCATGGTCGGGCCGTATGGCGAGGAGAATGTGTGTGTGGCAAACAAGAAGAGCTCGCTCTTGATGGCCCTGCAAGGTGGACTTGAAGGGGTCATACTTGTAGACGATAGAGGTTTCCTTGCCCCCGACTACGAGACTATTGTTGATCTCTTGTTGCAATACATATCTGACCTAGATATCTCCGCTGCCGTAAAGGTCATTCAAGATCGGTACTAGTCTCGGCGTTGTGGTATACTAAGAGAAACTCTCCCAGGAGCCCTAATGCAACACCAAAAAGCCAAATCTGCCCCCAAAAAAATGCTGACTCGTGGTCCGGAACTGCAGCGAGTCATCCGTGAGACCATGAAGACGTGCTCCGACCTCGTTGGTAGCACCCTTGGCCCTGGTGGGCTGTCTGTTATAATTGAGCGGCAGGAGGAGCTTTTACCTCCATTTTTGAGCAAGGACGGGGTAACCGCCTTCAACAACATGGGATTTCAGGATTCCGTCAAGCAAGTCATTATGGAATCCGCTCGAGACTGCAGCGTCCGAACTGCAGCTTCTGCCGGCGACGGAACGACTTCGAGCGCAATTCTTGCGGAGGCTATTGTTCGTTACACGCAGGAGTATTGCGAGCGAAACCCGAAGGTTTCTCCTCAGCGAGTCGTTCGCACTCTTGAAGCGGCATTCAAGAATACGATTGAGCCGGCCATCCACAAGTCCGCCAAAAAGGTGTCTCTGTCGTCGAAGCAAGGGCGTAAGCTTCTTCATGCCGTCGCCAAGGTATCGGCTAACGGCGACAAGGCGCTAGCGGACGCCGTACTTGAATGTTTCGACCTAACAGGCGACAAAGGTAACATCACAGTGGTCGAAGAGAGTGGTCCGGCGGGATATCGCGTCGACAAGATCGATGGCTATCAAATTTCCACCGGGTACGAAGACGCGTGCGGTAAGTTCTACCAAAACTTCATCAACGACGTCTCTCGACAACTCTGTTCCTTCGAGAAGCCGTCGTACATCTTATACCACGGGAAGCTCAACGACATCTACGACGCGCTCAAGTTGTTCGATCAAATCATCCAAGCTGCACAGGCCGGACAAATTTCTCAGAATGTCGTGTTCGTGTCGTGCGGGGTTTCAGAGAGCGTACTTGGGCATCTGTCCGTCAACTTCCGTGAACCCGGTTCGCTAAACGTCTACCCGCTTACCGCGCCTCTCAGCCAGATGCAGTCGGGGCAGTACGATTTCTTAGCCGACCTCGCGGCGGTGACCGGTGGTGTCATCTTTGACCCAATCAACAAGCCATTGTCGGAGGGTCAAGTCGAGGACCTCGGGCACACGCCAGCGTTCGAAGCGGCTCGGTTCCGTTCTACGATCATTGGGTTCGCCGACGAGCTTCGCGTGTTGGAGCGTGTCGATCAGCTCTCGAAGCAGCTCGAAATCGGCGGACTGAGTAAGTTGGACCAGCACATCGTTTCCGAGCGCCTGGGGAAGGTGAGCGGCGGCGTTGCTCGCCTCACTGTCGTTGGCGCGAGTGGTGGAGAGCTCCGCGAGAAGCGCGACCGCGTCGACGATGCGATTTGCGCGGTCCGTGGCGCCATCGAGCACGGGGCACTTCCGGCTGGCGGGTGGATGTTGCTGCAATTGCAGTCGCTTTTGACCCACGATGCGATGTTGCGTGAAGTTTTGGTCCCATCGTTGCAGGAGCCGATCAACCGCCTTTACATGAACGCCGGATACCACATCGACGAGGTCGAAGGTTTGATTTCTGCAATGCGCGGGAGTAAGTCGACCGTCTACGACATCCTGGAAGGAGAGTACGTCGACGCGTTTAAGGAAGGTCTTCTTGACTCTGTTCCGGCAGTGTTGGAGGCGATTCGTAATTCTATCTCCATTGCGTCACTTCTCGGAACTTGCGGTGGCGTTTGCGTATTCGTCCGTGATACTGAAGTGGATCACGCCGAAGCTCGCGACAGCGCGAATTACATGCGGACGGTCAACGACAATCCCGCGGACGATCACGTTTAAGCAGAACGAAGTGGAAGGAGGGTTTCCTTATTGATCTCCTCCCACTTAACGCTTGTGGAGCAAATAAATGCCCGTCTATAACTGGGAATGCAAGAAGTGTCACAAGATCCAACGGGCGCTGCTGTCGCAACGCCCTAAGTTGGCGAAGTGTGAGTGCGGTGGCAGTCAGAAATTCACTAGCCAAACGACCGCACGTGTGATAGAAGTCCGAGACAATGGATTGTTGATCCGGAAGGTAGAACAACTTAGCGGCATTCAAGAAATGCTGGCGGAACGCAAGGTGGTCAAGTAAAATGGCGACAAACCTACACGGCAACCTGATTGTCGAATTCCCGCCGCGGTGCAAGCCACTTCCCGATGGGTATCGGGTGATTCAGCTTGACTCTGGATACTACTTATGGGAAATGGACCATCCCACCAAATGCGTAGAGGGTGCGATATCGTTGGATAGGTGGTGGGTTCGCCGATGTGCTTTTGCACACCACGCTGGAAAGATCTAAATGGCACTCAAGCTAAAATGGCTCCAACTCAAAAGCTTCCGCTCGTTCGTCGACGAAACTCGAGTAGACTTCCCTGAGTCCGGGCTTGTTCTCCTTCGCGGAAGCAATCCCGTCACCCACGACTCCAGTGGCGCCGGAAAGTCGACTTTGTTGTTGGCCATCAGCTACGCCCTCGACATGTGCCCGCTGTCGGCCACGGATTTGCAGTCGTGGAACACTGAAGAGCCTCTTCAAGTTACACTCGCCCTAGACACCGACGAAGGCGAAGTTGTTATTCATCGCGGCAAGAAGAACTCTATCTCTATCGCCGGCAAAAACTACACCGGGGCTAAGGTGATCGCGGAGAATCTTCGGCGTGTCGTTGGGTTGGACGCTGACACTCTTAGGACCCTTACTTATCGCCCTCAAGATTCGCGTGGGGTGTTTCTGTCGCTGGCTGATGCCGGCAAGAAGGAATTCCTGTCGAGCATTCTCGGCCTGACCGATATTGAGCAAGCCGTAGAGTCGGCTGAAGCAACCGCGAAGCAACTGACGCAAACCACCGCCACAGAAGAGGCGGCTTGCAAAGAAATGACCGGCATGGTCGCGATGCTGTCGGAGCAACTCAAAGGGCTTCCGCAGCCTCAAGAGACTCCGCCTTCTCCAGAGGCTCTTCGACTAGTGGTAGACGACTTAGACTCCAGAGTCCAAGAAGCTTGGGCTACAGCGGAACGTCTCAAGGATCTGGCGAGTCAGAATCCGGAACTCACCAAAATGCGCGATTTGTTGCGTGCCGCACAGTCTCATAGGGAGCGCATGAGCCAAGAGGACACGCAGCTTCGTCGCGAATTCTCGAAGAAGCAAGAAAAACTCCGACAAGAATTGCAAGTGGTGGTCCGCGCTGAAGCTCAGAAAAATCACGACCTAGCCCAAATCGCACAAAATCGGGCTCAACTAGAAAAAGCGCGTCAAGGTGCGTGCGTTACGTGTCAGCGGCCTTGGGATCAATCACAGGCATACGCGGCTCAGCTTGAGCATGTAACTGTAGAGCTCGAAAAGCGTGTTGTTGCGGCAGAAGAAGTATGTGGATCCAAGAGGGCGCTGGAGGAAGAATTACGCAAAATTTTCACAGAAAACCCTCTCATCCGCCAGTTCTCAGACAATATCTCGATGATGGATCGACGTATTCACGAAAAAGCCTTGGAGTCCGCCGCTGGGGCTGTTACGGAAGCACAAGAAAAGGTCTTGACGTTGAAGCAGCAAAAGTCCGAAGTGTTGTCGCAAATCAACGGCATCGAATTCCAAATCAAGTCCGTCCAGCAGTCCAACGCTAGGATTGAAGTGTCGCGTAAGCAATTTACTGACACCTTGACTCAAAACCAGAACCGCCTACAAGCCCGCCAGACCGAGTTGAATCGAATTCGGGTGGAACTGGCGGCCGAACTAGACTTCGTCGCGGCCATGGGTCCACGAGGGTTTCTGGGGGCTATTTTCGAAGAAGTCCTCTCCGAGATCGAAGCCGAGGCCAATGAACGACTGGGCCGGCTGGCGAACGTATCTCACTTGACCGTACATTTTTCCACCGAGACTGTAACTCAAAAAGGTGTTGTTAACAAAGCCATTTTGACCACCGTCTTCGTCGACGGGAAGGAAGCCAAACTCAAGACGCTATCCGGCGGGCAGTTCACTTCTTTGGACGGTGTGGTAGACTTGGCTGTAGGTGCTGTAATTCAGCGTAGGAGTGGTGTGGTGCCTGGGTGGCTGTGTCTGGACGAGTGCTGGAACGGTCAAGGGGTAGCTACGAAAGAAAACGACTTCGACGTTCTACGTGAGTACGCTTGCGATCGACTAGTACTCGTGATAGATCACACTACAGAAGTCGTAGAGGCGTTTAACCAAATCATTGAAGTTGAATACGTAGATGGAAAGTCGAGAATCAAATGACCGATAAGAAGCGTTTTGCTGTTGGGATTTACTTGCCGGACTATTGTCGTTGCACCGATAAGATGCTCGTTCTGGACATTCCTTGTTGTGGCGATGGAGTTACCCCCACTATCGTGTCCATGACGTTGTCGACCCCGTCGCTTGCCGATGCTCGGCGGTTCGCGCATAGCCGTTTTCCCGAGGCCCTCAAGATCAATGTCCGAGAACTCTAAGAAAGTCTCCGTCACCGTCCAAACGTTCAGTCTTGTCCGTCGGGGTATTGTGCCACCTACGGATGGATTGTCACTGACGGTGACCGCAGATACGATAGAAGAGGCGCACACAAAAATTGACAAGTTGTATGCAACACTAGTAGCAACCACCAAGGAGAACAATAATGGCCAAGAAGAACCCGTTTGAAGATCTGGATCCCGAGTTTAAGGAACTCGTCGAAGGTATGAGCGATGAGGATGTGAAAAAGAAGATCTCCGAAGTCGCCATCAATGAGCACGAGAACCGCGCCGCCATGAAGGCCGACATGGATCTTGCAGAGAAGAAGGAAATTGCCAAGCAGGCGGGGGAGCAATACGCCGAGGCGACGAAGGCTAACCGATTGCGCATTAGTTACGCGTACTCGGTCCTTGAGTCTCGCGGCAAGGCGTAAGTAAAGTCTCCTAGAAACTTTTTCGGAGGAGAGTCGGGCGTGGTACAATGATGTTACCATGCTTGATTCTCAACTCGTAATCGCCGGCATCGGCAGCAGAGAAACGCCAGAGACCACCTTGGTCGAGATGGCAAAAATCGGACAGTGGTGCCTGGTTAACAAAATACAAGTCCGTTCCGGACACGCTCCAGGCGCCGACCAAGCTTTCGAGCGTGGGGCTGCGCAATGTTGTATGGCGTACCTCCCGTGGTCTTCCTTTGAAGAGCAAGCCAACAGACTGGGCGGACAACTTGTCGTTCCCAACAACTGGACAGAACTGATACTGCACGCCAGACAGTTCCATCCGACGTGGGACCGACTAAAAGACGGCGCTAGGAAGCTTATGGCGCGTAACAGCGCACAAGTCCTCGGCTTAGACCTCAAATCTCCGGTTCAGGCGGTGGTTTGTTGGACGGCCGGTGGCAGGCCGACTGGTGGCACTGGGCAGGCCTTACGTATCGCCGCAGTCAACAACATCCAGATACTCAACATGTACTTCGAGCAATATTCCACAGCCGAACTAGTCGTAGCGAGCCTCAAAGAGATTCTTATAGCTCACCTCCGAAAAATTCTGTCCGGTCTGTCCGCCGGAATCTAACACTCATGTCAATCCTTGGACTCGACCTCAGCACCTCCACTGGATGGGCCATCTTCACTGATGGACGCCCTACGTCTTCTGGTCTCATTGCGAAGCGAATCGGGTGGGATGTCGCGGAATATCCACATAATTTCATTATGGTCGCCGACGATGTCGGTGAGCAAGTAGCCGAGCTGCTCACCAAAAACCCCGATGTAACCGACGTAGTCATCGAGGAAATCAACAAAACCTCCAGCAGGTTTGGCAGTCGGCACTCGCAGAAGATTCTCGACATGATTCACTACACCGTAGTCAAGAATCTCTTGAAATTCCCCGTCAAAATCCACTACATCAACACCTCCGATTGGCGTAAGACTTTGGATTTGTCCGTGGCGACGACCCGGAAGCAATCCAAGCTGTTGCTTTTAGAGCAAAAGCGTCTCAAGGCTGAACTAAAGGCTGCTCGTGACACCGCTTCCAAAAAAGAAGCCAAAGCTCGCCTAGACGCCCATATGGTAGTGCTTCGCAAGAAGTGCATCCACGGCAAAATCGACAAAAAGAGCATCGCCGTAGCGTATTGCAACCTCACTTGGGACGCCGACTTCAAGAAGGGCGACGACGACATCGCGGATGCGCATTGCCAAGTGCAAGCGTACCTATTAGGATGTCACGTCTTGAATAACAAAGACGTATTCGACAAGCCCAAGAAGGCCAAAAACTAGCGAACGTCCGGTGGTATACTAAGGACATTCGCACGGAGAAATCATGAACTCGATGAGCAACCTAGCTAGTGTAGTCTACAAGCGTACATACGCTCGTAACGACAACGGGATGGTGGAGAATTGGTCGCAAACGGTAGAGCGGGTTATCGCCGGGAACGTACGAGGACTCAATGTGTCCGACCAAGAGATTCAGCGTTTGCGTTATTTCTTGAGTGAGCGCAAGGCTGGGCCAGCTGGCCGCGGATGGTGGTTCAGCGGCGCCAAGGCCCAAGATGTGGTCGGTGGAGCTGCCCTGACGAATTGTTGGTTTCAGTGCGCCGACAATTGGATGAACTTTGTAGACGCCCAGGACTTGCTCATGTTGGGTGGCGGTGTCGGGCTGTCGGTCGAGCACAAATACGTGTCTAAACTACCGCGCGTCAAGAAGGGGGTGGTAATCCGACACAAGGCGACCAAGGACGCCTCATTCATCGTGCCGGATAGTCGAGAGGGTTGGTGTGAATTACTCCGCCGCGTACTTGAGTCCTTTTTTGTTACAGGTCGCAGTTTCGATTACAGTACGGTATGTATTCGTGGGTACGGGGAAAAGATCAACGGATTTGGCGGCACGGCGAGCGGCCCACTGCCCTTGATCGCCTTGGTTGAGAAGTTGTGCGCTTTGTTGGGCCGACGTGAAGGTAAGACTGTACGTCCAGTAGATGCCATGGACATCATTTGCTGCATCGGTGAGATGGTTGTGGCCGGCAACGTGCGGCGCAGCGCCATTTTGGTTCTTGGGGATTGTTGGGATAAGGAGTACCTCAAAGCCAAGCGTTGGGATCTCGGCCCCATCCCGACCCAACGCGCTATGGCGAATTTGTCGGTCGTGGCCGACGATATCGAGGATGTGCACCCGCTCTTTTGGAAGACGTATGAAAACGGGGAGCCATTCGGCATCGTCAACCGCGCCAACATTCAAAAGTTCGCGCGCATGGGTGATTTACAACCCGACACTGCGGTTGGTACCAACCCCTGCGCGGAAGCTTGTCTTGAAGACGGAGAACCGTGCAATCTCCAAGACATCGCCCTACCCCGACTTACAGGTGTCGATGAATTCGTTGAGGCGTCGAGGTTGATGCACCGATGGGGTAAGCGTGTGACAATGGCTCCGTACCATCTCGAGAAGAGTGACGAAGTCGTCAAGAGGAATCGACGGGTTGGAACTGGGATCACAGGATGTCTCCAAAGTCCGTTATTCTCTCCAGAGATCCTTGATGTAGCTTACAGAGCTATTCAAGACGAGAACGTCTCGTACAGTAAGGAATTAGGCATCCCCAAGAGCATCCGGACAACCACTATCAAGCCAAGTGGAACGGTGTCAAAGATGTATGATATGAAGGGATATGAAGGGATCCATGCCGCTTGGAGTCGTTATTACATTCAACGCATCCGCTTTTCGGCTACAGACCCGATGATCCCCCTTCTCGCCGCTGCCGGCCACCACATTGAACCTGTCGTACGTTTCGATGGAACTTTCGATCACAACACAGTCGTTGTTGATTTTTACGAGCAAGCTCCGGATGGCGCCCCGGTGGCGGACGAGGGGTGGGACACCTGGAAGCAGTTGGACGTACTCAAGATGGCACAAAAACACTGGGCCGACCAGAGTATTTCGGTTACTGTGTACTACAAGAAGGAAGAACTCAACCAACTCAAGGCTTGGCTTGGAGAAAATCTTAAGTACATCAAGACTATCAGCTTTCTTTGCCATTCAGACCACGGATTTAAGCAGGCACCCAAAGAGGCGATCTCCAAGGAAATGTTCGAGAAGCTGGCTCCGAAGGTGAAGCCTATTAAAGTCGACGGGATCGGAGCCGGAGACGAGTTGGGTGACAGCGAATGCGCCGGTGGCGCTTGCCCCATCAAATAATCCGTGGTACAATGGTGGAACCAAACAAGGAGAATTACGAATGTCCGATTCCACCATCCAGCAGATCGCCGTGACATACAATCCCTGCGTCGAATTACCATGCAACACGACCACGACTGGTGATTCGAGTACAGTGTTTGTCGCCGCCCCTCCGTGTGGCGGAGAAATTCCGCGCACGACCGGTGTATCGGCCGTCAGCCACTATTGGGCTACGTTGAAATTCAAGAAGGTTCACCCGGCAGCAGTTCAGCCTACTCGAGCGCACCCCACCGATTCCGGTCTCGATTTGGTCTCGGTCGAGACCTTGTCGCTTGCGCCAGGCGCGTTTCACGCGTATGATACGGGCATCCAGCTGGAACTCCCGGCTGGATACGAGGGGCAGGTCCGCCCCCGTAGCGGCCTGGCGGCCAAGAAGGGCGTGACCGTGCTGAATTCTCCCGGCACCATCGACACAGCCTACACAGGCAACGTCAAGGTGATTCTCATCAATCACGGCCCCGGGACGGTGGACATCAAGGCGGGCGATCGGATTGCTCAGCTCGTAATCGCCCCAGTATCGTTGATGGAATGCGTGGAAGTTACCGAAGTAGCTGAAACTGACCGTGGTACTAACGGCCTCGGTTCGACTGGAGTTTAAATTTCACACCACATCGCGACCGGGTCGACACCTTCTACGTGTTCACACCTGGCTGTTTCTTGTATAGGCAGCCAACCTCCGGTCGCGATGTGGTGTTTTGTCCGCTCTAACGAGCGCAGCACGGTGTCGCCACGAACCAGACAACTCGGGGCGTTTACTTTTTGGAGGTGTACGATGATCAGTCCGTGGCTGAAGGCGTATATGGCGGCCGAGAAAACTCGATTGTCGTCGCCCGAGCACGTCGCCGCGGTTATTTTGGCGGAGATGATTTGCCGTCCAACACAAAAGTCGCTTGACACCACCGTAAAACCGTGTATACTGGAATTTCAAATCTAGGAGAACCAATTGTCAATCGATTTTGATCTAGAAGACCTCGACAACGACAGCGCGCCGGATGTATCGGCCGCTCCACCACGACCGCGACCGAATGTTCGTGTAGTTTCTCGCAGCGAGCCGACGGTAGTTGACGCGACAGAAACTACCGATGAGCAAGCCATGGCTGAAGTGGAGTTCCGTCTCGAACTCGCTCAGTATTACCGGTTGGTGCTGTCCATGGATAGCTTTTTTAGCGACTCCACCGGACCCGCAGCCGCGGTAGTCGACAAGGAAATACGGGATTTTGTGCGCACGCGCATGTCCAAGCTTGTCGGGGTCGAAAACACCGATACGGACGGTATGTTTACGCCGGCCGAAATTACCGCACTTAAGGCTCTGGCAGCCCCGGCGGTGTTTGGTGCGTTGAAGGCGATTGCGGCTAAGGTCACCAAGAAGCCCTCGCTAGTCGAGCCGACTCCAGAGCCCGTAGCCCCTACACTCAAGAAGGCGAACGTTCCAGCCAAGCCGGCGCTACGTAAGGTGTCCGCCAAGTCTGTTGTCCAGTCGGCATCAACGCCAGCCCCACAAACCCCGGCACCGACCCCAACTCCAACACCGACGCCCGTGAAGACGGAACAAGTAGGTGGAATCAAGCGAGTTACCAAAACCGTCATGGCCCCAATGGTCGACCAGTCCACCGGCAAGACGGTGGAAAAAGAAGTCGTAATCGACCTCACACAGCAATCTAGACCGACAGGCTCGATTCAACCGATTCCTTTTCCGACATCAATTCGTCAAATCGAAATGACATCTCAGATGACGGCTACGAGGATGGCCGAAGCAAATTCACGACGTATGGATGCAGCAGTAAAGAACGCGCAGTAGTTGTCCCCCAAGGAGATGAACAAAATGGCAATTCCAAGTAACGATAATCGAGTAAATGCGAAGCGCGCTGCAGATGCAATGACCCGTCTCACTCGTATCGAGACGAGCCTGTTCGGAACGAAGGAGGAGCAGGGGCTCACTCAGCGCGTCGACCAGATCGACCAGCTCCTTGCGGCCATCGTCGAGACGGTCGGTATGGAGGCCATTCAGCAGGCCATTGGCGCACATCAGGCTCGTCAGCAAGAGGAGCGCGCCAAGGCTCAGAAGGCGGCCATTGAGGCGGCTCTGGCCGAGGGCTCGCTGGTTGTCGACCCCGCCATCACGGTCGAGAGTCTGTTGGTTGTCAACCAGTTCAGCGCGGACGGTCAACTCAAGACGCAGCAGCCCGTTACATTGCCGGCCAAGCAGATGGAGCAGACTCTTCTCGCCGGGTTGCTCGGACAGTCGGCGGGCTTCGAGATGGAGCTCCAGAACAAGGACAAGCTTCGCGTTGAGGCGGTGTATTGCAACGCTCCCGCCGCGGTGAAGAGCTAATGGCGTCGGCCGTACATGCGTTTATCGATGAGTTGCGTAAAAAGGCGGAATTCAAGAAAGACAAAAGTGCGGCACTGAGCTTGGCGAAGAACGAGTGTATGGCTAATCGCCTGGAGGTTATTTCCAGGCGGTTTGCCCAGCGCAATTGGATTCCGACCTATAAGGGCAAGAAGACTGCTAGGACGGAGCGCTGGCTGAACTTGATGTTGTCGGACATGCACTTTGGGGCGGAATTGGACGGCCGATTAGTGCGTTATCCGTACGGCCCAATCGAAGAATCTCGTCGATTGGCGGCTATTGTCGCTCAAGTGGTGGACTACAAGCGACAGCATCGCAAGGCCACATCTTTGGCGGTACACATCTTGGGCGATGTTATTGAAGGCAACATTCATGACCCCCAGTCTTCAGCCAACGTAACGGTACAGTTCGACCGAGCCTTGCACCATCTAGTCCATGCCCTGGAATTTGCCGCCACGGAATTTCGCCAAGTTGTGGTGTATACGGCTGTAGGGAATCATGGACGCGACGTCGCTCGCCACCCAGACCGCGCCCTACAAGATAAATACGACTCCCATGAATACCGCATTTATCGGTCGCTGTATTACGCCTTCCGCGCCGTCCCCAATGTCCGGGTTGAAACTCACATCCGTCCGTTCTACATTTGCTCGCAATTCGGACAGAAGTCTCTATACACACACGGCGATGCCATCTTCAACTTCGGCAATCCAGGCAAACTGCTCCGCACCGGAGCCTTGGAGGCTCAAATTGGAAGGTTTCGTACTGCGCACCCCGACAACGCCGACGTGACTCAGTTTTGTGGCGGACATGTCCACATTTCCTGTGACGTAGATGTAGGGGATTCCACGGTGATTACAAACGGAGCGATGCTTCCTGGAGGCCAGTACTCTCAGTCTCTTGGTTACTTCGCCTCGCACTGTAGTCAGCAACTCTGGGAGAGCGTCGACGGACACCAGTTTGGCGATCACAGACGGCTTTATGTTGGTGTTGATGCAGACAAATCAAAAGAGTTCGACAAAATCATTCCCCTTTGGAAGCCACTATGACCGACCCACAAATTGAAGATTTTAAGAAGAAGTTGCAGGACGACCCCGACTTCATCTCCAACCGACGCTATGACTACTCGCTGAACAAGCTCATGGCACGGTTTCCTGACGGTGTCCCTGCGAGTGTTGCTGCAAGGTCGCTGATGATGACTGAAGAGGACCTAAAAGCCCTGGAAGGGCAGGTAATTAGCAAGCTGCGCCGTCAACTCAAAGTGAAGTGATCTTCAAAACTCTTGCTAACGACGCCCCGATGCTGTATGGTCGGGGCGTTCACTTTTGGAGGTAACACAATGAATCAAGACAATGAAATTGTTATTGGTAGCGCCATCCGGTTGTCAAAGCTTCAGTCTCTCGGGGCTCGACATTCACTCAATCTCGATACGACCTATGTCGTCACGGGTATGTACGCCGGCTACGTCACGAGCTACCGCCTGAGCCGTAATGGGAAGTTCGCTGGGGTTTGTTGCAAGAATGATGGTCCGGTGTTGGTGTAGTACTACAAAGGCAAAAACATGAACAACTTTCCGACACCTCATAGCCATCCAAACAGTTTCGACTCGGCCGCCACTCCGGAAGCTTTTGCCAAGAAGGAGCTAGAACTTGGGAGCGGCCACCTGACGGTTACCGACCACGGGACACTCGAGGGGTGTCGGAGCGCGTACGACCTATGTCGGTCGGACAAGCGGTTTGCCGGAAAACTCAATCCGATCTTGGGGTTAGAGGCATATGTCAGAGATGACTCATGTAGTATTTTAGAGCAGGCCGGTGTACAAAAGGCGATGCGCTACCGCAACGAACTCACGAATCAGCGCGTCACACAAAAGGCTTACGAAAAGCTCCCGAAGGCCGGCCAGCAGCTTTGCGTCCCTGAGTACGGGTATTGGGAGCATCTCAAGTACTTACATTGCACGCTTCACTTCTTGGACCAAGAAGCGTTCTTCACGGCCGTCAAGCTACTTTCGAAGGCGGACCTCAGGGCTGAGCAACACGGCTCGGAGCGCAAGCCGATTTTTACCTGGGCAGACCTCGAGGAACTCGGCTCGAAGAACGTCACGATGACTTCGAGCTGCCTCATCGGCGTGGTGGGGCGACACTTGCTCGTCCATAACGACTGGCAGATCGCCATCAAGTATTACCAGCGCGTCCGGGGCTTGGTGAAGCCGGGCAACTTTTTGGTGGAGATGTTCCCCCACACTTGCGATCAGAATTGGGATTCCGGCGTATGGGTGAAGTACGAAGACGGCACGGAAGAGAAATTTCCGATTTGGAAGAAGTTTAAGACCGACGCAGGCGAACTCAAGGCCGAAAGTCTGGCTCAGGCGGATTTGAGCAAACACAAGCGGATTTTGGCGGTCATGCAAAATCGCAAATTCGTTGATGTGGAGGCGCCCAAAGTGATGGTGTCGGCGGAGCTGAAGGAGGGTTTCGTTAAGAACAGTTGCTCCGATTGGAGTCCTGATGGAGATGTACAACTAGGCGTCAACAAGTTCATTTACCAAATCGCCCAGAAGATGGGGGATAAGGTTCTTGTGTCGGACGACTGCGTAGCGGCTGGAACACTGATCAGGACGGAAGACGGATACCGTACGATCGAGACTGTCATTCCTGGCACAAGGGTGGTGTCTCACACGGGGAAGCTTCAGAGAGTTGAAGCTGTACGTGGGTTGTTTTCTGACAAGCAGATGGTGACACTGGCTGGTCGTGGTTTCATCTTGACTGTTACTGAAGATCATCGCATTTGGGTGCGCCCCTCTCAGCGACACCCGAGTGGCTCTTACGTCCAAGACTTCAATCCCCCAGAATGGGTGGCGGCGGGGAGCGTCTCCATTGGCAGTTGGATCTGTACCCCCAAACCCCAATCGCGGCCAGGAGAGGCTCTACCTCCAGTTGATTTGGGCGACTATTTTACTCACAATAACAACAAATATGTCACAATAGGGGATAAAACCATATCGAGTCGATCCAGAATCTCTAAAGAAGAGAAGATCTACTCTCGTTTCATTGAGCGGGACGACCAGCTTGCCTTCATTGTCGGGCTATTTCTGGGAGATGGCAATGCCCATAATAATCTGACGAGTTTTGCTTTAGATCATACAACATGGGATGCTGTAGGCCAGATGGTTCGAGATTTTACCAATCGCTACAATTTCTCGTTCGACGAAACGCGCCATAGCGGCCACACTGTTTTTCGAATTATTTGCGGGTCGTTTACTCAGTGGCTAAGGAAGACGTTTTACGCACACAAAGTAAAAACTCCAGGTGAAATTGCCAAACTCCCAGTCCACCAAAGGTGGAGAGTGGTGGAAGGTCTTCTGTGGTCGGACGGAACCAACAGAAACGGCACTGATGGCGACGGCAAGGTCAACTTGTCTATGACGTCATTGCCAGTAATTTCTTGGGTGAGAGAGCACTGTCTGGCTGAAGGAGTCTGGACTTCGTTCGCGTCCAGAATGACGACTGGCGCAACAATGCCGTTGTATTGTATAGATTTCGATCACAACTTGTTCGAGCACGTTAAAATATGGAAGACTGGCGTCGCCAGTAAGAAACCACAAACCCGATATACAGAGGATGGGTATTGGACTCGAGTCTCAAGTATAGAGAGCTCAACAGCCCTAGTACCCGTATACGATCTTCAAGTATCTGAAGATGAGAGCTTTTCAACCCCATACGTCGCAGTTCACAACTGCCACTTTACCTCACCTGACGAGAAAATCGTCCAAGACATGCGTTTGGCACAGTCCGGCGGCTGGAAGATGGCGAATTCATACCACCGCCTCGACAATGCCGCGGCTGGGGCGTGGTTCCGCGACAGGATGGGTATTAGCCAATCGGAATTCGATGGATGGGTACAAAACAACCACGAGTGGGCGACGAGGTTCCATGACTTCAAGTTCACCACTCAGAAGGCGCTACCGACCAACTTCTATCCGGCTAATACGTTAGAGCACACCGCCAAACTCATCGCCAAGCACGGGCGACTCATCCATGACGCGGCCCACCTCGGGCGCTTGCAACAAGAGATCGAGTTGCTTCACAAAAACGGTGTCGTAGACCTACTGCCATATTTTCAGATGTTGGAAGAAGTATGTGCTTTGTACACGCGCAATGGGAAGTTGTCTGGGGTTGGAAGAGGTTCGGCTGCGGGCGTGTATACAAGCTACCTACTTGGCATTACACACGTTGATCCGATCAAGGCCGGTCTTAGTCTAGATCGCTTCTTGACGCCTACCCGTATTGCGTCAGGGAAACTACCCGACGTCGACCAAGATCTAGGGGATAGAGACTTACTAGTAGACCCGAATAACCCGAATAAAGGCTGGCTCAAGGAACGGTTCGGCGAGTGTGTGGCGCAAATCAGCACCGACAACAAACTCAAGTTGCGGTCAGCTACCAAGGACGTCTTCCGTGTCAAGTACGGGTATGTGCCGTCCGAGATCAACAAAATTACATCGCAATTCCCCGAAGCGCCTCAGGGTGTTGAAGATCACGACTTCGTCTTCGGCTTCAAAAACTCCGACGGAAGCTGGACTCAAGGGCAAATCGAAACCGACCCCGCTCTGATTTCTTTTGTGAAGACTTACCCGGCTGAGTGGGAAGTCATCCAAAAGGCGCTAGGATTAACCAGAAGCAAGGGTAGACACGCCTGCGCTTTTGTAGTCAATAACGCCCCAATCTCCGACATTATCCCACTCGTCACAATTGGCGGCGTGAGGTGCACTCAGTTCACAAAAGACGCTGTCGAAGCAATGGGCTTGCTGAAGATCGACTTCCTCAACATCAAGATCCTCAACGACATCTCCCACGCTATCCACCTAGTGCAAGATCGATACGCTTCGCACATCGACTGGTCGTCCTCTAGGAGGCGGTTGGAGCCGCACGAATCCGTCCCTGGGGTCAAACTTGGCGGGATTTTCGTGCCACATCTTCGTTGCGTACCCCTGAATGGTCAACTTCACGACATTTGGGACCTCCCTGAAGACCAGGGTGTTTTGAGGGAAATCTCCGAAGGCAAGACCGAAACGGTCTTTCAGTTCCACCCGCCTTCTGCTAGGCGATGGCTGAAGTGCTTTGATTTCGAACGCGGCAACGGCCGGAAGGGCCTGGCATCTATCCTTGACTTGGCTACTTTTACCGCCTTGGACCGCCCAGGCGGACTCGACTCCTTTGTGGAGGACGGCAAGGGCGGACGACACAATATGATGGTGGAATATGCTCACCGTTTGCGTGGAGGTAAGCCGAACGGTGACCCAGAACTCAACGCCGCCCTGCTCGAGCTGGTGCCGGAAACCATGGGGATCCTATGTTTCCAAGAGGGGGTCTCTAAGGTCTTCCAGGTGTTGGGCGGCACTACCGGCGCTGAGGCCGATGAATTCCGCGTCCACATCTCTAAGAAGCAGATGGCCAAAGTCGCAAAAGACAAAGAGATCTTCATGCGAGGTGCAGTGGAGCGACTAGGTGTAAGTGTAAGTGAGAAATTGTGGGACAATCTTGATGCCTGGAGTCGCTACGGCTTTAACAAAAGTCACGCCTACTGTTACTCCGTCATCGGATACGCTTGTGCTTGGTTGAAGCACCACTACCCGCTCGAGTGGTGGGCAGCTATTCTAACCAACGCAGACCGCAATAAAATCAACGAAAAGTTGTGGATCCATTGCAGCAAGATGGTCGCGCTACCCCAGTTTGGTGCGTCTCGAGACGGATTCGTCATCGAAGGCGACAAAATCAGAGCGCCGTTCAACTTGTTACGCGGTGTCGCTGACAAGGCACAAGAGCAACTCATGGCTCTCGCTTCCGCCAAGACGTTGGAAGAACTTGCTACTCGCCGCCATCAATGGCGCGTAGATAATGGCACCAATGTAACCCGCGTGAAGACGGACAAGAAGACTGGGGAGACCAAAGAGGTGGCCTCTCGTCGGCTTGCTACAAGCGCCCTGAACAGTCAATCCATGACCGCCTTGATTGTAACCGGAGCTTTGGATCCTCTATTCACTCCCATCGAAATCAACGGTGAAGAGTTCTCGCTGACGCTGGAGCAAAAATTGGTGGCGTGGCAGCAAGCCGACGTTGCAGCGTGCCTCGCGGTCACCGGGAAAAAGCCTACCAAAAAGAAAGACTCGGCAATTCGTTCGTTGTCCCCACTCGAGCAATACCAGTTCAAGAAGGTGATTCTGCCGGCGCTGTCCGAAGATTTGGTTCCGTTGGTTGAGAATCAACTCAAGCAAGACCGTAAATTCGTCATCAAAGGCAAGGACCCATTCATCGTCCACACCCCGTTCAATATGCGCGAAGGATTGACAGAATACCCGTTGCTGCACGGCAATTTGGTCGAGGAAGTCATTCAAGCCGACATAGGCGAAGAAGTGGTATTCAGTTGTATTGGGTTTTTGACGGCCGAGCGGCGTTGGAGTTGGGAAGACAAGAAGGCCAAAGAAGGCGAGCCCAAGAAGAAGTCGGCGGTGGAGTTAACGTTCGACGTCGAAGGTACGATCGTGAAGGCCGTCAAGTGGCCCGGCAAGACCGGAACGCCGCCTCCTCCATTCAATGAAGACTTGTCCGGCTCCATCGCTGCTTGTTGTTGTCGAAGAAGGCCGGGCAAGGGTGTTACAATCGACGACGTAGTGCTGATTCAAAGAGCGGCAAAACCAGAAACAACCAAGGACGACGAAAAATGACCGAATTTCAAAATGCATTGAAGCAGTACCGAGACGCCAAGAACATTGTAGATACACCGGTGGAGGGCGATTGGAGGTCTATGGCCGGGCGTCTGGCCATGCAGTCGCGAACACGCGACGAACTCCCCGACTTGCGTGCCAAGGTGATGGGACTGGCCGGTCGAGGCGTTTCCGTCGTGATTCCAGAGGGCGCTGGCACAGAGAAGTTCTGCGCTATCGCAGCCAAGAGGGAGTTTTTGGTAGTGAACGGCGATGTGGTGTACCGACGTGTCGCCGACTACGTGTGGCAGGGGATGGATAAAGGCCGGGTCAATCAGTTCGGTCTTACCAACTACTCGATGCTGTTGGACGAAGTCGGCAGCATGATGACTGAGATGGGGATGTACAGGGCTGAGTCACCGAACTGGAATACCCCTGCCGTCATCGCAGACTACAATGCACTCCTGAAGTACGTCACGGACATCGTTAATCGTGCCCCAGGCCTCCAGTTTGTCGCTCAGTACGTCATGCACGAGATCGTTCAGTCTGCCTTGCAGGGCGAGTACGACATCGGCACCCAGCCTGTCGTAGTAAAGAATCTGGCGTCAGATGTGGCTCGCTTGGTTGGTGCCTCGTCAAAGACCGTGGCGACGAATGGTAGAATAGGTCTTGAGTTCGTGCTTGAGGCGCTTGGCTGCACCAAGGACGAAGTTAAGCGAGCTGTAGCAGAAGAGAAGTAAAAACAATCAAAAACAAAAAGAGCAAAATCAAATGACCGACGAAACACTTCCGACGAACAACGACTTTTTCGGCACCCCCTCCGCCCCAGGATCGTACGGCTTCAAGTTTCACACCATCTCAGACAAGGAGCCTAGCGTTTTCCGGATTGCCCCTCCCGTCAAGAGTCAGCGCATGACGGGTAAGTGGTACACCTACGACTCGCTTCATCAGGGTTACACCATTCCGAATGAGCAGGACCCGTCCAAGCCGAAGTGGAAGCCCTTCCGCTGCATCTTCAAGCGCGATCGCAACAAGATGGTGACGCAGGACTGCCCTGAGTGCACTCGCATCGACGCAGAGAAGAAGAAGCTGGAAGACATGGTCGCGGCTGGTGCTGCGCGGCTGATGGCGGCGACTCCAGGCCTCACCGAGGAGGCAGCGAAGAATCAGGCGGCCACCGCACTCAAGACATCGGCACAGGCGGTGCTGGTCGACAAGTTCTATACCGACCGCAAGTACTACGTGCTTGCCAAGAATATCGCCGGCGAGTGGGGCATTCTGAAGCTTCCCCCCAGTCTGATCTGGGGTAAGGGCCAGAAGGGCGCGCTGACGGTTCTCATGGACAAGTTCAGTTCCGACAACAACGGCGTGTCCGCACTCGATCCGAACGTTGGCGTTTGGTTCAAGTTCCGACGGACAGGACAGAAGTGGTCCACCCAGTACTCGGTCGAAATTGAGACTGAGAGTGCGGGCGGCGGAACGTTCCGCTACAAGGCTGGGCCGCTGAATGGCTCGGATATCGCCGGCCTCGAGAAGTGCCCCGACCTCGGCACATACAACGACGACAAGACTCTGACCTACGAGCAGATTCTGACGCTGGCCAACAATACCGGCAATGCGGCGATTGTTTCATCTGTGTTTGGCTCGACGGGTCGTCGTACTCCTCCCCCGGCAATGACGATGCAGATGCAGGCTCCTGCTCCCGCTCCGTTGCCTCCTCCTGTGGCGATCCCCGTGTCGGCCCCAGTGGCAGCTCCGACACCAACGCCTGTCGCTCCGGCAGTTCTTCCTCCCGTTCAAGAGGATGAGCTCACCCGTCTGCGCCGCATGGTTGCAGAGATGGAGACTCGCAATAAGGCCACCGCTGCAGCCCCTCAGCCGGTGACCCAGTCCGTCGTTGCGACTTCCCCGGTTCCGGTCCCAAACCCGATCCCCGGTGGCAAGAGCTTCGCTGAAATGATGGCGCTTGATCCGAGCGAGTTCGCGGCCATGTTCCCAGACGCCAACAAGAAGTAATCCAACACCAATAGGCGGGGGGGTAACACCCCCGCCGTTAAGGTCACATGGAAACTCAAATCATCAGCGTCCCACGGACGGACCCGGCGAATCCGTTGATTCTCGACACGACCACAATCGTATACGCCCAACAACGTCTTCCAGAGGTCGCATATAGCAATCAAGCTCGAGCTCCAGAGCTCATGGCTCTATTCAATATGGCGTACCTCGACACCACTAGATGTCTTGCAAAGCTGGAGTACGAGCTGATTCAAGCCAAGACCAAAGCCAACAGCGTTCGAGCCATTCTACTGCTCGACAGATTGCCGGCAATGCTTCAAGCGAAGGGGTTGGCCACCACCCGCTCACCCCTCGGCTCAGAAGACATCCGACAAGCCTTTTTGGACTCCGACCCAGAGTACTTACAGGCACTCGAACTTGTGAATCAAACTCAATGCTACATCGCTGCACTAGAGGGGCAGAAGAGGGCGTTCGAGAATGCCTACAATGCCGTCAAGAAGATGCTCGGTCAAGATACATCGATGCAACGACAAAATCCCAACCTACCTACCACCTACAACCCATCTCCAACTGTCGGCCCGAATGAATCCTATTGGGGCGCTCAGAGGTAATAATGGCTACAAAAGACAATCGACGATTCATGGAAAAACTCATGAAGCTCCCCGGGGCTTCTATGGGTGCGAGAGACATCCACTCAGATGTAATCCAAAGCCCGTCACCAGCACTCAACTTCGTTTTCGGAAATGGTCAGGGGCTGCCGCGCGGACTCAGCTTGCTTCTGTACGGACCACCCCGTGGCGGCAAGTCGGTCATTTGCGACTCTATGGCTGGGCAGTTCCACCGCACCAATCCTAACGGCTGGGTCGTGAAGTTCAACACGGAATTTCGTGAAGCAGCCCAGTCCGGTGCGGATCGCCAGGCGATTTGGGGTATTGATGCCGACCGGTACGTGGCGTTTGAAGTCAACCAGCCCGACCACATCTTTGACCGTATCGAGACCGAGCTTGCAGCCCTAGTGCAGGACGGCATGGACTTGGGGTTGGTCATTATCGACTCCATCAATGGTGTTCAAGGTCGACGGGCTGGCAATGCCACCTCCATTATGACCCAGCAAATCGGCGACGACGCGTTAACCATCGGATGCGGACTCAAGCGTATCCTCCCCGTCCAGCGTGCGTGTCGTTTTGGCTTGATTCTGACCACTCACATCCGCGCTCAGATGGACACCAAGGCCGGCGGTTCGTCGATTGTCCATACGTCACAGAGCACGGCGGTTCGACCTGGGGTCTCGTTTGGTACGCAGCATCACTGTGAGTACTTCATGTACGTTGCGCCGGCCGGTGGGGCAGACGCCAAGAAGGACTTGCTGGGCAACGACTTCAAGGACACAAACCTGGAGGACATGCAAGGTAATGCCGAGAAGACGGGCCATAAAGTCCGCTGTAAGATGATGGATTCCTCGCTCGGTCCCAAGGGGCGTGTTGGTGAGTTCACTTTGGATTACGCCAAAGGGATCATCAACACCCACGAAGAGGTCTTCCTTCTTGGCGTCGCTCGTGGTATCATCACGAAGCCTAGCAACGTGATGTACAACTTCGAGAATCAAGAGTGGCGCGGTAAAGAGATGTGCCTCACCGCCCTCAAGTCGGACCCGCAGCTTTGCGCTCGGATTGTAGCCGAGCTCAAGAAGCGTGATATGGCAGGACATTACGCCCACGAAACACCCGCACCGGAAGATTTCGGCGCGACAGAGCAGTAAAGAAAGGAAGTCGACACCGTGACACTTGAACCTAAAATTCGAGAGCTTTTACAAACACACGGTGTCGACTTCAAAACCAACTCAAAATCATTCATTATGGAATGTCCGAAGTGCAACAAGTCGGACAAGATGTATATGATGCGACAGTCCGGGCGGTTTGTTTGCTGGTACTGTCGCGAGATTGAAGGGTACCAAGGGAAGCCGGAGTTCGCGCTAGCAGATTTGTGCGGACTCCGACTCAGCGAAGTACGTAAGGCGCTGTATAACGATGAGCCGCAAGGTTCCGGCCTTATTTTAGGCGTTGGTGCGCAAGATTTCTCTGACGATGATGACGATGACTATATGGATCTAGAGCCAACACTCAAGACAGTGCAATGGCCCGCTGATTCTGTGACGCTGGAGTGTCAAGATGCGGCCCCCGGCGTGAGATATTTGGAGTCCAGAGGTGTCCCGATGGGTTTGGCGATGGAATATTCAATCCGGTATTGGCCGTCGGAACGACGGGTGATGTTCCCAGTCATTTCTCGCGGCAACTTATTGGGTTACCAGTCTCGATTGATTGATAACGACAAGTCATACTGGAACGAACGTTTGCGTAAAGTGGTGTCCCCATTGAAGGTGCTGACCAACCCAGAACTCAAGCGCGACCAGACTTTGATGTTCTCCGATCGCATCACCGGCGATCAGGCGATTTTATGTGAAGGTCCGATGGACGCCCTTAAAGCGCACTGTGGCGGCGGAGGCAACGTCGCTGCAATGGGCAAAGCGGTCGCCAATAGCCAGCTGCAACTCTTGAGGAATTGCGGGATTACGAAACTGTACTTAGCCCTCGATCCGGACGCTTACTTGGAGCTAGATCGCCTCAGGAGGGCGCTATCCGACATCGTACTGTACGATCTCCGCCCGCCAGCGCCCTACAAGGACCTGGGCGATATGCCCATCCTGGACGTCAAGGGGCTAGTCGACCGAGCCCCCATTCTTAATCCAGCACAAATCGTGTTTTTCCTCAAGAATCACTTCGGAGCCCATTAAATGTCAGAAGGTACCATCGACACGCAGTCTTTGCCGTTTAGCCCCGACAAGCAGCGAGCGGTTTTGGGGTATGTGGTCTGCGACGAGAAGTTCTACTCGACCGTCATCAGCCGCCTTGAGGCTTCTTGGTTCTCGGACCCGGTGGCCGCCAAGGTATTCGACGCGTCGAAGTCTTGGTGGAAGCGTTGGGGGCGAATGCCCACCATGTCGGAACTACTCGACAGCGAATACATCGGTCGACTGGACACACATACAGCTAATCAAGCTCGAGCTCTCGCCGGTATTGCCAAACAGTCGCGGACTACGTATTCTCCCGAGCCGCTGTTGTCGGAGATGGAAGTCTGGATCAAGGCTCGATTGCTGCAAATCGGCCTACCCAAAGCAATCAATCAGTTCAATCTGCAAAAATTCGACGAATCCGCTGGCGCCCTTAATCGGCTCATAGCCGACTACCACGACGTGCAGTTCATGAAGACGGGCGAAGTCAGCTTCAATAACTACCGGGAAAAAATCCTCCGGCAAGAGCAAGACTCCGGGCAGGCTCTGACCTTTGGTGCGGAGATGATCGACCGGTTGCTATCAAAGTACCCCACCGGCGGATGCTTGTTCCCCGGACATATGACTGTACTTATGTCTTCTGTTAACTCAGGCAAGACGTCAGCCCTTGTGACTACAGCCGTTGCCAACGTCGCCAAGGGCAAGGGTGTGTTGTTCCTGACGCATGAAGGTACAGAAGACGAAATCCAAGACAAAATCATGCGGTGTCTCACAGCCATGACTACTCCGGAACTGGTACGGGCCTACCAAGACCCCGAAAAGATGACCATGATGGCGGCGTACGAAGAAATGCTCCGCAGGCACCTTACATTTATCCCAATCAACCGCCCAGGTCTGACGGCGGAAGAGGTCATCACAACCATCAACAAGTTCCAAGAAAACAGGCGGTTGGCCACGGGACGCGGGTATGATCTGTTGGTCGACGACTATCCGGCCAACCTCATGTCTGAAGTGGGCTCTAAGGGGCACATGGAACTCAGACATATTCAAGCAATTGTATACAACCAATTCCTTCAAATAGGCATTCAGCACAAGATGTCCGTGTTGGTGGCAGTACAGACCAACCGTGAAGGCTCTAAGGTCAATCGGCGTCACGGCAACCAGAAGAATGAAACAAGACTATTGGTCATGGAGGACGTGCACGAAGCTTTCGGCATTATGCAATCCGCGGCTACAGTATTGACCTTGAACCGTACCGACGACGACGCCAATAACAGCTTCTTGACTTATTACATCTGTAAGTCTCGTTCGAGTTCCACTGGATGGGCTGTTACGTGCAAGACCGACTACGACCGATGTACGACGCACTCCGACTTTTTGGGGGCATTCACGTACCGTGGATCGTCGTCCGTTAGCCACAAGGCTGTGGAGGCGTTCCGAGAGTTTCGGGGTCGTTCAGTGCCTCCAGAGAAAATTCGATTTTACGAAAAATTAGCCCCTTGACGTACGAGTAGTGTGGTATAATGGATTTTGCCAATGCAACTCACCTACCACTACAGAGTCAAGTCTTACGGAGGGTTCCTTAATGAGCTCTCCCGTAAGGTCAACTTCGTGTGGAATTACTGCAACGATGTCCAACGCCAAGCCGTAAAATCGCACCGTCAGTGGCTAGGCGAGTTCGATTTCAATCATCTGACGTCTGGATCGTCTAAAGAGCTTGGATTGAATGCCGACTCGATACAGGCTATAGCGCGTCAATACTCGCAAAGTCGCACCCAGCACAAGAAGCCTTGGCTTAAGTGGCGGAGTAGAAAATCTTTGGGGTGGGTGCCAATGAAGGCGTCATCATTAAAGTATCGTGATGGCGATTTTACCTTCATGGGGCATACCTTCCGTGTCTTCCTAGATCGACCTATGCCGACCGACGCCAAAATCGTATACGGCTCCAGCTTTAGTCAAGACTCACAAGGGAGATGGTTTCTGAACGTCGCAGTAGAACTACCTACACCGACAAGCCGCGAGGGCGATGCGTCGGTTGGCATCGACCTAGGTCTCAAGGACTTCGCCACTTTTTCCGACGGCACTAAAATCGCGAATCCCAGGATTTTGTCCAAATACGCTCGTAAGCTGGCGGTCGCCCAACGAGCCAACAAGCGCAAACAAGTCCGTAAAATCCATCAAAAGATTAAAGATGTCCGCAAAGACTTCCACCATAAGCTGTCTAACGACGCGACGAAGAAGTACAATCACATTTTCGTAGGAGATGTTTCATCGAGCAAATTGTCCAAGACCTCCATGGCCAAATCTATACTTGACGTAGGATGGTCTAGCTTCAGAAGCATGTTGCGTTACAAGTCCATTAGGAATGGCGCAACATGCGCAGAAGTCGACGAGAGTTTTACAACGCAAACCTGCCACATTTGTGGACGAAAGACCGGTCCGAAAGGATTGGCGGGTTTAAATAAGCGTGAATGGGTGTGTGATTGCGGAATAGTCCTTGACAGGGACGTGAACTCCGCGATAAACATCTTGCAACGCGGCTTGCAATATCAAGCCCTTAACTAGGAGCCGGGTCTTAATCGACCGGAAATATTGTGACTACCAAGACGCAGCGCCTAGATACAGCCAAGTCTTCTGGCATCGACTTTTCCGCCCGCCGAGTTTACATCTTCGGCGCGATTTCAGATAAGTTGGCTCAAGACTTGCTACCGGGAATTTTCATGTTGGATGAGACCAAAGGTCCCATTGGTGTCCATATCTCGACCCCTGGGGGCGACAGTGACGCCGGCATGGGTTTGTACGACGTGATTCGCAATTGCAAAAATCCCACCACCACTTTCGGCGTCGGTGGCGTGTATTCTATCGGAGCTGTGCTCTTGCAGGCCGGGAAGAAGCGGATTATGACGGCGAATGCCATGATGATGGTGCATAATGCCACCATGACAATGTCGGGCGATGACATTGACACTAAGGGGCTCAATCGACTCAATGAGGAGTGTAAGCTGTCTAATTGGCGCTACCAAAGCCTCTTAGCTCGCCGTAGCGGCGCTTCAGAGAAGCAAATGGCTAAGTGGTGCGAGAAAGAAACATACTTCACGGCAGCAGAGGCGCTGAAGGCCGGCTTTATCGACGCGATTTTGGGAGACTGATATGAATCAAGTGGAGATGTTGAAGGCTATCGGTGCGGATACTTGGGAAACCTTGGAATTTCCCCAGAGCAAGTGCGTACTCGAGATGAAGAACGAGAAGGGTGTGTTCGAGTCAGACGGCTACTATCTGTGCTGTATCGTCGATATGCGCGCTCCAGAGGTGGAGTCCGCGTATATTCGAGTGCTGAAGCCGTACTGTTACCACGAAACACAAATCGGGTACGGCCTCCTCCGCGGCTGGGTCGACTCGTGTGGCAACACATACGATCACAAAGATCACGACATTCACAACGACCGAGAGCGCGTTGTAGCTTGGAAGTCACTATGACAATCCCCGATACCGTAGTTAAGTACATCTCCACCGGCCTCTTCGCGGCCATCGTAGTTTTGCTCGCCTTCGGCGGCATCAAGAGCTGCTCTTACGAGAACGAGTTGCGAACGCTGCGCAATGCCGTGGCCGACAAAGACCATACCGTCGAGGTGCAGGCGGGGGTTTATAGCAAGCTCATGGTTGAGCACGAGCAGTTGCAGTCTTTGCTGGACTCGAAGGACGTTCAAGTCAAGCTCTTGGGTGACGAACTCAAGAAGACCGGTGAGACGCTCTTGACGGCCAACTCCTTGACTCTACAGTGGAAAAAGGCCTACGAGGGTCTGGCTAATGCCAATCAGCACACTGACGATACGCAGCCAGGTCGCGTTCAAGTTGACTTTACAAAGGACTTTGGTTATATTGGGGTGGATGGTTGGACCAAGACAAATCCGGCGGAGGCTTACGTGAAAGTGCAACAAAAACGCCCCCTCCAAGTGACGCTGGTGGTCGGCCAGAAGGACGACGGGGCGTGGGAGTCGCATGTCACGTCATCGGAAGAGAATGTTGGAATCAACATCCGCTTGGCTGGAGTGAATCCTAGAATGTTGCAGTCGAAGTGGTATGAGAAGTTGGGCGGAACACTTGACTTGGGTGTTGGTGGGACTGGATTTTTGGGTGGGGCCGGTGTGTCGTACGACTTCGGGAAATTCGAGTTGGGACCTAAAGTGTGGTTGACGGCTGGAAGTAATATTGGTATCTCGTATGGCGCTGGCGTAACGTGGCACCCCTGGAGGAAATAATGGAGCTCAAAGCGTGGGCTGTGACTGGAAAGAGGAAGTCGTTTTGGCGTAGCAAACGTCTCGAGTGGACGGTCGGGGTAGTAGACACCGCGTCTGCAGCGTGCCAAAAGGTGAATATGTTGAATAAGTGGTCGGCCGACCAAGTGAAGCGGACCAAGAAGTGTTATGCTCCCGCGTCTGGAGATGGCAATCCACCTCTTCTGATGTGTCCGTGGGATGTAAAATGGACCTTGTCGGACGCCAAGAACATCGAGTACACCTTTGGACCGCTGTTCGTTTTTCCGAATTACGTGAAGGAGTTGTAGGATGAAGCTGATCAGAACAAACCAAACTGACATCGGTGGCAATACGCCAGTGGCCCCTCCTTCCTACACCCTGCAGAAGGAAGTTGCAGGTAAGATGCAAAATGCGCTTTTCGTCTCGGAGTCGGAACTCAAGCAGCTCCAGCAACTCATTAACCTGGCGCTACCGCTGGTGTCGACCGATGATGCGGCAGCCATTCGGGAACTTCGGTTTGGGTATCCAGAAACGCCCATCGGCAATGCAGCTCCAGCGACCACGAGCAACTACGAGACGACCGCCACCCCTCCCGAAGGAAAGACACTCGGAGATGACATACACTTTCTACCTTATTTCGAGTAGCAAAACACGCAGTAAAACCAAGGAGTTGTAAAATGACCCATTCCGAGTTTGATTCTATTGTCCGCGATGTTGCCGTTGCAGTTCTCCCCAAGGCCTCGAAGGGCGTTATGAACGAGTTCTTGTTCACCCTCAACGAAGAGCTTGCTTCGAACGGCCTGGAGTTTGAAGGCAGTGACGACGAGAACGACGTTCGCGACGACGATGAGGATGAGGAGTGAAGAAGACGTTACGTCGCTCTGACCTGGGCGGCGGCTTGGAGCAAGTGTCGTTGGAGTATCGCTCCGAGCCGTGCGCTCACGGCTCTCCGGAGTCACGTCGCGAGCAGGTCGAACTGCTGCAACAAATCGCCAACACCCCGATGTTGCACAATTGCGGCGGAAGTCCTTTTGCGACACTAGACATGAGGCACGATGGAGATTGTTGGGTGTTGGTGCTAGAAGCTACACAACGCAAGATGGCGACTTCATCTTTTTAGGAGATTACCGTGAGTTTGAACTGGGAGAACAATCGCACTCAGTGCGACGGATGTAGGATGGAAGTGGACGACACTCTTGGATGGTCGGATGACGACTGTGGTGGCGACTACTGCCCGAAGTGTACAGAAAACCAAATCCGAGAGTCAAACAACGTCCCGACGGAAGAAGAGGCGCTGAAGTTCTTCGACTCTCTGAAGTCCGAGTCGGTTAGGATTCAAGAGGTATGGGCCAAAGGGCGTAAGCCGTCGATCGGTTTTGACCAAGAGAATGGAACGCTGTACGCCACACCATATGTTTTTGAAGGCGAGCCGGTTACCATCATCTTCACTTGGTCGTCTAATGACAACCCGGTAACGTCGCTGCCTAGCCAAGAGAATGAGTGCGGGCGAGTGCGCCTCGACCGAGAGAAGAAGGACTTTATTGACCCACTCAATGAAGAGATGGAAGAATACCGACAAGTCATGTTGAACCAGCTCTTGAGCCACCTAGATGCGATTTGACGAGCGGTTTCCTGAGGTTATGCTGGCATTTAGGCCGCAGTTTTTTGTGCCGGCGGCTCCGGTCGTGGTAGATGTAGATGAGGGGCAAATCCAGCAAACGGGCAGACGGTATCCATGTTTGGTTTGCAACAAGAGGACCGGATGGCGGGCTGTAATCGACGAGTGTCCGGACGCCCCGATTTGTTCCGAAGAGTGTCGGCAAACGTTTTTGACCGACGGTACAGAAACTGTGGTAGATCTTGCGTCGGAAATTCAGTTGGAGACAAACAATGTGTGACTCATATAATATCGCCCCGTACATCGAAGGAACATTCGAATCAATCGTTTTTTCTGGCGGCACATTTTCGGCGTCGTTCGACGTGGACTCCAAGTGGAAGCACACCCTACATCAGTGTGCATTCTTGTCGGCTAGCGGCAAGAAGGTTTTGGGCGTCTTGACCGGCACTGGCGACAAGAAGTCGTTGGCGGTTTACTCCGTCTTCTCGAGTGCAGACACGGCTCTTGAGCGCGCCAACGAAGCCGCACGAGACTGGGTTGCAGATATGCGATACCAGATTTCCGGTGCCGTATTCAAGGTCCAATGGCTGCCCACCACCACCTCTACCAAGACTTCCGGACGAACCGAGAAGCGATGGACCGAGGTGTACGGCGGGTTTTACTCGTGGCGACCGGGAGCGAAAGCCTCTGACGCTCCGGAGGTGCTCGCTACGGTGTGACGCCCCATTGAGCCCGGCGCAACCAGTTCTTCCTGAATTTTGCATTGGCGGGCCGCGCGACAATGATGGATTCGTAGTAATCCGCCATAACCGTCGCCATAGCCTTGACGAATTTCTTCCCGTCAATCGAGTTGATGGCGTCGAACGTCATAGGTCCGAAGGCGCCGTCGACGACAAGCCTTCCGGGGAGCAGAGTATTGACCGCGCCTTGGGAGATCTTAGCGGAACGCTTTGGGCCACAATTCACGGCACAGTCCATACACTTTGTAGCCGTCGTTTGGTCGAGAATGGCGCCGAAGCCGAACTTATCCCAAAACTCTTTTCGATATAGAGCAACGGCAACTTCCGGCTTCATCGGCTTCAAGTATCCAGGAGAAAACATAGGCCCTGGAATGCCGAGGTCAGCCGCCGTGAGTCCTAGAGATTTGATGGTGGACGTCGACCACCCAAAGTTCGTCTCAGCTCCGAGGTCTGACGGGTCGTTCACCCATCCACCTTCGTGACTCATGATTACTGGAATCGCTAGATTAAACTCCGACATTTGGCGATGCCTCCTGGGCACTATTCCTACGCTCTTCATTGGCGCGGATCTGATTTGAAGCTTCTTGTGCGCACCGCAAGAATTGCTGGTACAAGATTTCCACTTCGATTTTGCCTGGTTGCAGTGAACGAATAAAGCGTGTTACCATGGTGTCTAGCTCCTGGTTGAACCCGGAACCGGTAGCGTTGTCGATCGAGTCGACGCCGCGCTTCCACACTCCGAGTGCCTTAATGGCCATACCGTCAAGGTTGTGACGCTCACGTAGGGGATTTGCATATGTAATCCTACTTGCGTGCCTCGATGATGCAGCGCTCAAGCCGCTCGGCTGCATCGCGAACTTTTTCGATTGCCGGAGGAACCAGCGTAGTCAACGGTATCACCTTCTCGAGGATGGAGGCCACTCTCTCGTTGAGTGTAGCAACTTCGACTTTTTGAGCTGCAGCGAGACGTTGATTGACTATGAACAGCCACACCATTCCGGCAATGGCCAATGCAGCCACCCCAGCAGACCCTTGACTTAGTGCACTGGCGATGGGGGCAATGATTTCCACTTTATACTCCTACTGGATTCTTCGTGTATTTTAAGGGTTGGGTTTGGTTATACGAATTCGGCGTGTTTCCAAACTGCCGGACTTGCCGCCACACACAATCCGTGGTAGTAGCGACCGCTATCGAGCCAGATATATTGGTCGCCTACAACGGGGGTCGTTGGTGGTGTGCTTAGGATTCCAAAGTTGATGGGGCCGCGAGTTGCATTTGGAGTAATTTCAAGTCCTAGTCCAGATGTAGACGAGAATTTTCCACCGGTACCTGTCGTTGCGCTACCCTGAATGCCGCAGCCCGAAGTGGCCGAACCGTAGGCTCCTCGGCCGCTCGTAGCCTCGCAATAACCCCCGTCGCCCCCGCCGACACTAACGGCTTTAACTCCGCCGAGTGTGCCTTTGAAGAAGCCACCCCACTGCGTGTCTCCATACCCCTGAATTCCAGCGGCTTCCGGGGAAAATCCGACACCTGTGCCGTACCAGCCAACGACACCGGCATTTCCAGCGCCGGTGCCAGTCCCCCTCACTCCAACCCCAACACTAGAATATCCCTCAACTCCGAACTGCGCCCCGTTGCCGTAGACTCCGATCCCAACTGAAGTGCCAGTCCCCCACAACGACTCCCCGTAGACGCCATACTTGGTGCCGCTGGCGCTGGTGGAACTGTTCTTCCCATGAACCCCGCTGCCGGACGATGACGGACACACACCCTCGACACCATTAACTGCACCTGTGCCGTAAACGCCACTTTCTGTTCCTGTACCGTAGACTCCGTACGAGCCGTACCCTTCTACTCCGTAATTAGATGAGGCGCCGTATACGCCGACGGTGAGACCAGTGGGTGCAACAGCGCTACCAGAGAACCCCTGGAGTCCGCATGTGCCGCCAATACCGTAGACTCCGACCCGCGCTCCAGTACCGGCCGAAACACACGACCCGTAAACGCCGTAGTTGTTGGTCGCATCGGTGATGCATGTATTAATTCCATAGACTCCACGGCCGCCCCCAGCCGAAGAGGTCGCATAAACTCCATCCCCGGTAGAGGTGGTAAAGTAACCGCCGTATATCAAACCGCTACCGTAAACACCGGAACTATTCGTGGACTCGCCACGCACACCGGCGCTATCCGTAGAGAAGCCGTGCAATCCGAACCCGCCAGCCGAGAAGCCGTAGATAGCTGCGTTCGTTCCGGACACCGCGTAGGAGCCTTCGCCGATTCGGATCGCATTATTGGCGTTTAGGGGTGGTACAGTGGGAGTGGTAGGGGTGCCAGCTGCGTAAGCTAGACGAACAGTACCAATGTCGGTGATTGTGGCGGCGCTCGACGGTGGCAGTACGTGTGCCGCAAAGTTGCCATCACGACGGAACCACCCGTCAGCGTTACGCCAAACAATGATGACGCGCGAGCCAGGAACGACTGGTTCGCCCAAGTTTTGCATGGTCGCTTTTTGTGCAGTCAGCGTGGCATTGGTTGTACGGTCAAGGTCGACATACAGACACTCGCCAGGAGCTAGCGCGGTTTTGGATGTAGCTGCGGATCCAGCTGGATCATCGACTAGTTGGTCGGTGATGGTGTTGTAATAGATGCCGGGTGTATTGGAGTTTTCGAACAAAAACCTGAGGCCTTGCCAGTGCAAATGGCTTACGCCATACAACCCCGTCAGCCACTCGAAGTTATCTCCAGTAGAAATGAAAATCGCGGTGGGGCTACCCACCAACTTAAAATTGCGATCTGCCGTAGGCGAGTACCAATTCTCACCGCCACCGAGTTCCCACACGCGCGACATGACCGCATCTTGCCAGTCCTTTTGCGACAAAATCCCCTTGTCGCCACCAGTGAAAGCTCCGGCGACTTCTACTCGGTCCTGCGGCCAAGCGTAGCCGTTGGTGGAGTTCGGGAAGTCTCCGCCGCTGCCGAGTCGCCACATGATGTTTCTGGCGTCTTCGACGGCGACAACTTGGTTGTTTGCGTCAGAAGTGACTTTGGCAATTGGGGTTAGGTGGGGAAGCGCGCTGAACGGTGTAGATGTGATGACGATGCGGTAATCCAGCGTCCGAGCCAGGGGGACTTCATACCCTTGCTCGAGCAGTGTGTTGGCGTCAAGGAACTTGACATGATCTGTCGTGGTCGCGTCAGTCTGGCGGGTCAGGTCGACGCCAATGTAATTGACGGTTCCGGCCACGAACGATCCGTCCACTCGTGCGTTGAGAGCTGAGTCAAGAACCTCTACGGGACGGTCTAATGGAACCCACAAAAACGTACCAGCCTCGGTGGCATTCTGATTGTACAACACCCCATCGGCGGTATTGAGTTGAATACTGGACGTTGCGATACCAGCAGCGTAGTTGCTTAGCGCAAACCCGCGAATGACAAGAGCTTTACCTCCGGCCTGGACTCGTCCGGCCACTACGTCGAAGTCCGCCGCGGTCGCCGACTCAATGGCGCGTAGGTGGGGGACGTCAATTCGTTGGTCACCGAGTAGATTCGCTTGTCGTAAGACGGCCATTAGAGGCTCCTGAGGGGGTAGTTACCAACAAGATTGGGCTACGAAGCAGTCCCGAGCGTCCTAACTTCGTTGTTCCATCGGAATGCACTGAACTGTAAAATTCCGGTGACTTTACCGCGCGTGGGGACGTCCCATGACTGCTCCGTCACGCTACATCGGTCCGCTTGAAATAAAATAGCCGCGGTAGCTAAGTCTATCAGTTGTACGCTAAAGTATCGTTCCCGGGAGATGTCGTCAATTCCGACCGCCATGCCAGCACCCTCAGCTCCGCCATCAGCCGACATGCGTAGCAGCTTCATGATCCCGGTGATTTTTGAAGTAGTAGAAGCTAGCTCGTACGGCTCTGCCGAGTCGATACCGTAAATTTCGTGTTTAGGGGTGATGGCGTGCCAAGCGAATCCCGTGACTTGGGCATACGCCAAGGAGTTGATTTTGCAAATTACACGAGCGCCTACAAGTGTCAGTTGAGACATTTAGCTGTTCCGCCTTGTCTGGACTTCGGAGTCCACTTCATCTCCGGCAAACACGCCGGCTATGTCGGATAGTTTTTGAGCGCCATATGTGGGCAACCCAGCCCCGCCTAGCCCAGTATCGCCTGGGTAAACGATTTGGATGTTGGCGTCGACTCCTGATGCGACAGCGTCCAACACCGCCTGTTGCGCGGCGACTCGACCGGCAGAAGAGGCGGTTAGATAGAAGAGACCCAGAGTCTCTCCGTGTTCGGGGTCGAACGGTGCTTGCTGACTCAAAAGAATGACCTGTGCACCCGCCGCGTAGTCAAACTCGAATCGATATGCATAGTCGAGCACGAGTTTGTATTCGGTCGGTCCGCTCTGGTAGCAATCCAGGAATCGGATTGGTTTGCTTTGCTGGCTTGTCCCGAAGCCGAGTACAATATACCCAGACAAAGAAAATGACGCGCCGCTGGCATCTAAGGTCAGTTCCTTGTATTGCTGACCCGCCGACATAGTTGTGGTGGCTATTGCCCTCGTGGCGGTCGTCGCGATCCCCTGAAAAGGGTCTAGGGTGTAGGGGCCTGGGGCGTTGACGGCGCCGTCTTCGGCCTTCACTGTAGAGACGGTACCCGTTTGAGTAGTCACACTGTACGACGTGGCGTATTGCATGGCGCCGGACGACGTAATTGTTTGGACTTCGAACGAAGTGGTCGTCGGGACGGCTGTTATAGCGAACTGGTCTCTCAGTCCTGTACCGCCTAGTCGATCCTGACCATCGATGAACGCCTCAAAGGTCGTGGCGCTCCCGCCAGAGAATACCAATTCTCCGTATGGGGTCACATCGCCGAAACAGGGCGAGCCAGAACTGGTGATTTTGTACGGCAATCTACTCCAAGTCCTGGTGGCTATATCAAAACACTCAACGACGGTAGCGTCATCTCCGGCGAAGGATTCCCCTCCTAATACGATGACCTTGTCGCCTACCGCCTTGGCCAGGTGCGAGTGTCGACGGATGGACGGGCTAGCGATGCGGCTCCAGCGTCCGGTAACCGGACTCCACATTTCCGCCGTAGCTAGACTAGCCATCCCACCTGTGGGTTGTGATGGTGGGTAGCCGAGGCCGCCCACGACCAAGACGTAGTCGTCCGGCAGAAGTACAGCCTGACTCCAACCTCGAGCCATGGCCATTGATCCGGTAGACTGCCAGTTCACGCCATCAAAAATTTCACATGTATGATCGGACGATTGGTGTGTCCACACGCCCAATACCATTCCGCCCACACCACCGCCGATTGCCAACACTCGCCCGTCGCTTAGTTTGACGGCTTGAAAGTCTGCGCGCGCGTGGATCATAGAAGTGGACGCCGACCATGTGCCGTTGTATATTTCTGTGGTGTTCGTTGGGGTTAGTGATGCTGAAGAGCCTCCCATCGATAGCACTTGTCCATCGTCAAGCATGACTTGTTGATGACCGCTTCGCGCCAACGACATTGAACCGGCCGAACTCCAAGTGTGCGCAGTGGTGTCATACAGCTCGGCTGAAGCTAGAGGCGCCCCGCCTCCGTCGAGACCTCCTGTTGCTAGGAGATCTCCTCCGTACTCGCTGGCTGCGTGAAAATTACGCGCTGTCGTCAGGCTGGCGGCGGCGGTCCACGTATGGGAATGTCGACTAGCACCGTCGGCTTCCGAACCTTCCGCGACTATAGTCGGAGCTACGGCCGTGTAGTGGTTGGTGATTCCGGTGACGGAGGAACTGTAGCCACCAGCAAAAATGACGCTGTCTCCGATCGTTGTGGCGGTGCCATACTGAGTGGCAAGTGCCGGGGGTGTCTGGGCGGCAGCGATAAAACCCAAGTGTGTGGCGTTGTACGTCCACGCCGCTGGTGTCACAGCGCTGTTCCCAGGAGAAACGTACGGTAGGGCGTTCGAGGTACTGATGGAGTCCAGAATGACGTGTCGTCCGATGTCGCCCGCCCCTAAGCCGTGAGTCAATGTGGTTGTGATGGTCGTGCGCCCGCTCGCCAAGCGCTTGACAGAAGCAATTGCCAGTGGGGGGGCGGCGTGCAGGTAGGCTCCGGTCCGCGGGCCGCGTCCAACTACTTGTGCTGTGGCCGGAAGAATGACGTCGAGCTGATTCGGGGCAGTCTGCGCGACAGAGACCGATCGAGGCCCACTCAAGCGTCTAGTTTCCGCTCGGTAAAAGGTGTAGGCGGCGTTGTCTAGCTGAACTGCCGTGCCCGCGAAGCCGACGCGGTCGATGTCGAAGCTTTGGGTAAAAAGTGTCCCGCTCCAACTCGTACGCACATTTTTGATGGCGTATGTCTCGGACAAGCCGGATCCTGCCGACGGTGTTATGGCGACGTAGTCACCGTCTCGGACTCCAGCTACATCTACCGCCGGCGTAACGATGGAGGTGTCAAGAGTCAAGGCGAGACGAGTGGTGCTAGTGTTTGGGGCGGAGTGAACCCAACTATATCCCGCCGCGCTACCGGAATAGACCGGAAGTAGAGCTGGAAACTGAAATACGTTCTGTGCAAGCCCACCTGTGATTTGAACCGAAGAGCCCAATCCAAGCGCACCGCTGTAAATGCGTACACGATTCAGCCCAGTGTCGGGAGAATGGTAGGGGAGCGCAAAGCCGCTCGAGCGCAATCGGCGCATGTGTTGCGTCAAGGCGAAGGCGACTTCAGCGGCACGAGCCGCCGGCGGCGATCCAAAGTCGACTTCTGGGAAGTCATAAGCAAAAGACTGTTTGCCGTCTAACATCCAGCGCAACTCGCCCGGAGAATTGAGATTGTACGGCTCGTCGCACGAGCATTCTGCGTACGCTCTAGAGCTATCAGCACCGTAATACACTTCAAGGATGTCTTTGATGGCTGTGTGCAGCAACGCGCCATTGGCGGTTTTGATGGCCAGTCGGCGGAAGATTTCGTCAGCCATTCCGACGTCGTGTGGCTTCACCACGCCTTGGTCGGAGGCTCTTTTAGCGAGGTATTGGCCTGTGGCCGAAGCCAGAAATAATTGCTGTATGCCCGCCTGTGCGTTGTTCCAGTTCGCGTCGTCGCCAGTCGCCAGTGCGGCGATGACGGAATCCCAATTAGGGCCTCTGAGCGCCGAATTGAGATGCTTGCGAATGATTTGTGCGGCTGAGTCGTTTCGGGCTCCATTGGCCAGTGAGGTACGATTACCGCCGACTAGCACTGTAAAATTGGCCGCCGTAGGCGCTGTGAGCGGGCTAAGTGTGGACGACACCACCCCGCTGACGGTAACGACCCAAGGGCCTACCACCAACGATGCGGCCAGCTCCAAGTCTACGCCGAGCGTGTCGCCCACGACAATGCGGGCAGCAGCGAAGGATCCTGGTCCGGGGCCGGACAGGGTGTAGTTGAGCGGGTTCAGGCCGTCGTTGAGTGCTGTGGGGTCGACGAGTTTCGGCGCAGAACTGAATGTAACGCGAATGACGTTGCCGGCGCGGACTTGAGCGCCAGTGACATAGAACCCAGTTCCAACGAAGACGGCGGACGAACTCATACACCAAAGATTGGGCGGTATTTAAATCAAGTTGCCGCACAGATCGTGGATGTTGGACACTGTAACGGTATACAACTGTCCAGCCACTTGTAAAGAGGTTGTCAGGATGTACGTTTGACTCGTCTCTTTAGTGACGACGTACACCGTGAGTCCGGCCCCACCGGTGATTATGTAGTTGGACGCCACCAGAGCCTCCGCCTCCACGACCTGTTCAGAGAAAATCACCTTGGCGTGTAGCGCGTCATTAGCCGAAGCCAGTGCTACGAAAGGGGCCACCCCGACACCAACGAACGGTTGAAACCAAGGCCCAGAGAATGGGGCGCCTAGTGCGTTCTCGATACCCGTAGCCGGTAAGTGTAGGAAGTAGGTGATGGCGTTGGTGCATTCTGCGATATACAGTGTCACTGTGGCCCCGATAGCTGAAATAGAGGTCACTGTTGGGGTTGTCGCTCCAGGTGTGGTAGAGGACACCGTCCACTGCGATGGTAGTGTCGCTGGGGGAGTGAGAGCGACAATCGAATCAAAGAGCAGTTCCAGGCGATCTGCGTACGGGGTGAGCGACAGCAAAGTCGGACCGACGCCACCGCCACCACCGGTGGGGGTTGTCACGAAACCCTCAAAATTGACTGGGATGGACCCTGCCGTAACCGTACGACCTCGGAATTGGACGTCGTTGGCGCGATCCGCGACACTTGGCAGCCACCCGTAGAGTCCGAGTCCGATTTCGGTAATCGCCGGGGCTCCGTACAACGTCCCGTCTGCGCCGACATAGACGTCTATCACGGGCGACGCCCCGGTTTTCGGGGCGAGAGTTGAATCATCCCAAACGCCAAAGGCGGCCAAGTCTCCGACCGACCCGGCGTAATACTGCGGCGTGGCTGTGGAGGCAAAAGTCATGAACGCCACGCCAGTGGTCTCGTCGGACGGAGAGGGCGTGAAGCTGTAGATGTTGCTCGCCAGGTTGACGATGGTAGGGCGTGGGGCAATTTCAACCCCAGCTAATGAGCGGTAAGTCGTGAAGGTGGGCGAAGCGCCCGCTACCGGATTCCCTGATGAGTCGTATAGGTAAAAAGAGTACAATGTATTCTCGCTCTATTAAGCCCCGCCGCCCGAGGGGGGCGCGTCATTAACGGTAATGTTCAGGTTAACGCTTGCGCTGCCTCCGGAGTTGACGGCAGTGACGGTGTAATCGGTCGCAGCAGAGACAACGGTCGGGATCCCAGAGATGGCACCTGTGGCGGTGTTGAAGGTCAACCCCGCCGGCAACTCAGGGGCGACGGAATATGACACTACCGCCCCGCCGGTACTCGTCGGAGTATTAACTGGGATGTCCGTCCCTAAAATATAGATGGCCGGATTGCTAGCGTATGTTAGATTGCCGGGTGGTGCGGTTAAAGTGTCGACGAGAGTGTCAAGACTCGGAATCGGAAGAGCTTCAACGAACTCAAAATAGTTCGGGTTTTGAGCCGCGAACAATTCGGGCGCTTGGTCAAGTTGGGCGTCCAGGGCTGCAAGGAATGCATTTAACGCGTTGACAACGTCTGCCACCTTCTGGCGAAGGTCGGCCCTGCTTGTGGCTTGTGCGATTTGGGCTTGAAGAAATGCGATTGTATCCATTTAAACTTCCTTGAACGAGATGATAGTGTCTGGGCTGAAGCAAACCGGGTCGCCATTGACTACGCAATCAAGCCAACCGCCTTTGGTAAATCGAATGAAGACGGCTTCGACGACGCCGGTATTTAGGGTGATAGTGTATGTCTTACCTGGAATCATGGTGCATCCGCCGCCTTCTGTACTACGATCATGTTGCTCAAGTTCGAAGTCGACGTGTCAACCGCCGTGAACTGACTGGCGCTCAGATTGATAGTCCAAGGTGTTGTGTTGCATGGGTTCTTGCTCAAGAGCGAAGTCCAGACACCGCCCGTAAGGTAATAAACTGTAATGACGGTCCCGCTTCGAATGTAGCGGATTTTGCTCGACACCAAGCAGTCAGAAGGACGGGCGACGTACGTGCAACCTGATTCCGACGAATCGGTAGTGTATGCCCGGAATGAGCGCTGTGGCGACTCATAACGCTCTTGCATGCCTATGTAAATGGACTGAATATTGCCACCAAGTGCCGCGTCATAAATCCGAGTACTGAGTCGAGTATACGTACCCGCGTAAAGTGGAATCGTGAAGTGGGTGATGTTGTAGTCAAATCGAATGTCGAAGTCTCCGGCTGGCGTCTTGAGGTTTGGGTTGGTTTGGGCAAAGGCGCCAGTGCCGTCGCTAGCCGTAACCGAGAAGTCTAAGGCGCCAGTCGTAGTGTTGTAGGTAACATCGCCGTATTGGTAGGTGAAGATTCGGTTAGAGGTACCAGCGATACCTAAAGTCATCGAAGTCCAACCCTCAAGACCTTCATCCATCAACATGTCATTGGTCGAATCCATTAGGCGATCGCCCCAATGAGTTTACACGTCGCATATGACGTGTCGTGGCCTATGTAATAGACAAGCAAATGTTTGGTGTTTACCGTTGTCGACAAAGCAGGGACAGCCCCGCCGCCAAATCTCCAGAACGAATTGAACGCCAGTGTCTTCACAGCCGAAGCGTGTTGATAGAAGTCAATACAACCCTTCATCCCAGCCGCAACTCCCGATGGCGCATCAAGGGTTGTATTTTCTGTCAGAGTATGATAGAAGTGTCTACCTGACGTCAGACTGACTGCAATGTGGTTTGATGTCGAAGTGATTTGGGTCGGTGTGTCAATTGTCAGCATCGAATTCAAAGTGGTATAAGACCCACCATTTGAACTCAACTCAGCTACGCCTGCATTCGAACGCCAAGCGATACCACCCGAAGCACTGACGGGAGCGCTCGGGTCAGAAAGCATCGCCAAACATGAAGCGCTCGTGAGAGAGCCAGACTTCAGAACGAACAACTTCTCTACCGGAGTCCCGCCGATGCCAGTTCTCAATGAAAGCAACTTGGCGCTTGAGTTGACGGAACCGTCGGCTACTGAAGTTCCAATCTGGACAACCAGGTCAGAAGCTCCGGTCCCGTTCGTATTCGAAACGATGGGGGTGATGATCTGGTCTACCGTCTTGGCACCCGCGCCAAGTGTCTGGGCTACAAGGTTGACTTTGCCTGCTACTGTGGCGGAAGCGTCGGGAACTGAACCCGCGCCACCACAGTCAATCCATGTCGAGCTATCTCGGAAGCGGAGGGAGTGCGCAGCTGAATCGTAGTAGACGTGGCCTTCAACTGGTGTTCCAGGTGCAGACCCGGGGTTGAACTTGGCATATGGGACAGAGACTTCGCCCGTGAATGCGGCGCCAGCCAGCGCAGCTCGAAGTCCGAGGGCGGTTACAAGGTCCGTCTGTGAAGACAGAGTGCCTGTAATGCTACCCCAAACACCACCCCCTCCAACGCCCAAGGCGGCATACGCCCCACCATTTTGGGAGACTTCGGCTACGCCAGCATTATTGCGGAACCGGATTCCACCGGCCGGGGAGACAGGAGCCGTAGGATTAGAAAGCAGTCCAAGGGCACTGGGCATCGTTTTGATGCCAGCACCTAGCACTTGGTCAAACAACGACACCTTGCCAGCTACAACGGCCGAGACATCAGGAAGCGGACTTGGAATAGCAATCGACATTAAGACTCCTGAAGTGAGGTCCGTTAGAGTCTCTTACCGCTTAATGTATAGTAATGGTCGGATGCGGCCTAGGCTGGGGTGGCTGCGAGCACGAATTGGGGTAGGTCGACATAATCCTTCACGAGCACCCGAGCTTGAGCCACAAGCGACCCGGTTCCAGTAATAGTGAATTGTTTGTCTGCCATGATGCACCTAGATAGAACTACGGGGCTAATTACTTGACTTTGACTACTTGGGACGTGTAACCGGCTGCTAAGGAAGATTGGAGCGCGATTGCAGCCGCTTTGACTTCGGCTACGTATGGGATTGTCATGACAGACAGAGCTTGAATGAAAGTGTCGAACGCCGTCTTGAACGTGGTTCCAAGGATGACGGTTTCTGTAGCCACTTCCGAATGCTTGACGCCTAGTTCAACACTTCCTGATCCAACTCGGACTCCGACGTTGCCTTGCTTGCCGATGACAGCCGCATCCGTCTTGAACTCGGAAAGCCTCTTGGCGTTGCTTCGGGTGCCAGGTATAAAGAAGCCATCGGACAAATGGTGTTGACGCTGTGTGTCTGGTGTCGATACGCTACCTGTGTCAGCCCATGCACCCGTGTCGACGTCAGAGAATACAACCAGACCTTCGTCGCCCTGCTGTAGGGGAAAGGTGACGGCGAACTGGCTTCCACCTGGGAACTGAACCGGTACACCTACGAGGATCGGGAATGGAACGTAAGCCCCGGTTGGGGTGGTGTCTTTGACTAGGGGTTGGCAGGTACAAGTCTGGGTCGCTGCGTCGAATGACTCGATTCTCGCAGGAAGCGAAACGTGCAACCCAGCGTTAATGGCCTGTCGGATGATGTCGTATAGTTCCGGATTCAATTACATAACCTCAAGAGTTGTAGTCCAGGGCGTATTGCCATGGGTGTCGAACTTGTGCTCAATCGATGTTACTTGGAAGTAGCCACTCTTGGTCTTCGATGTAACGTGAACCTGTTGATTGACTTGAATGAGCGGCAGAAGCAAACATTGCAACTTCAACTTCTTCATCTTGGCTTTGGCTTTGGTAGCCGCACTCGTGTCAAGGCTGTTGAGAGTGTCGACGGACGAAGTGAAATCAGGTGACCCAATCAAGCCGGTCTGGGCGCTCAACTCGTAGACTACCGCTTTGCTAGGCTGATTCTGTAGAACGGCATGAAGTGCCATGTTTTGGATTGAGAGTTCGATTCCATTGCCGACTAAGAAATCGCCTAGGATGCGCAGAGACGAGCCGGAATCCGAGAACCCCCTCCGGTACACCTTCGGCGTCATCGACGTAACCAGCGCCCGGACAGAGCCCTCACCTAGGCCTGTTTCGGCTACGACAGAGTCGATCAGTTTGTTCGCGATTTGGGTCGCCGTCGAATTCGGCTTGAAGCTGACTTGCATGTTTCCGAGCGCATGGGCGCGCCCACCATCGGAACATCGAAGGGCGGTGACCTGGCCATCGGCTTCCGATGTCGTCAAGCACTGCATGATGTTGCCACGGAAGATGACACCCTGGGTTTCATCTTGGTAGCCAACTGTCAACGAGACGTCGCCCAACGTCGACATCTTGGCGAGAGAAGTAGGAGACACATTCCAGAGTTTGATTTCAGACGTGTTCGGATTCTTGGTGTTGTCCGCCTTGACAGTTACAGCGCACCTCAAGTCCGTAACCGTCCAAGTCTGGGTTGCAGTCGTCGCCTTAATGGAACGAGTAGGAGGCGGGTTGGCCTCATAGACAACGTTCAATGTGTACGAAGGTAGGAACATTAGACAGCCAATGGGTTGACAACGATGAGTTTGTAATTGACACCCAAGTCATACAACCCAGGGGCCGATGGGCCATCCTTGTCGAGGAAGATTCCTGATGTCGGCAAACGAGAATCGGTGTATTTGAACAGCCGAATGCCAGGGATGACTTTCGAGACTGCGATGACGCCGTCTTGGTCAGCAATCGAACAAGTCCAACTCGAGTCCCGCTCATTCCAATTGAACTCAAGCGTGTATGGCAAACCATCGATGTCGAGGTAGAGGGAATACCACCAAGTTCCATCTGTCTTCGTAGGTATGATTGAGTATTCCATTAGAGCCCCAGCAGTCGGTGTGCAAGGCTTCGGGTTGGCGCAGAGTCAGTTGTCGCCTTGGCTGGCTCCACCTTGTCTTCAGTCTTGCCTTTGGTGTCCGCAGACCTCTTCTGAACAACGACTTTCTTACCCGCTACCCACTTCGTCTTGACCATCTTGACTTCTTGTAGGTTGAGAGACAACTTGAGTTGGCTCGCCTTGCTTGTACGAGTGTAGCCAACGCTAGTCAAGATGTAGTCGATGAATGAAGGGCCATCTGTTCGGACAGTCACCTTCGATGCAGCCGACTGCCACAACCGAAGTTGATTCAGAATCTGAGCGGCTCGGCCAACGTAGCCCTCTTTCGAATGGGTGAAGTCTTGGGCGAGGGCTTCGATTTTGAGGGCGTGCGGCTTATCGACCTTGCCCGATGCGACGTCAAATCCGTCTTCGCAAGGCGCCGAAGTTACGGTCGAGTCAGTAACGTTGCCTTCCGAAACGAGTCCCGTGAGTTCGAGGGACGAAGTTCCGACTGATATTGTAAGAGTAGACATTAGCGTTGCCCTTGGATTGCTGCTACGGCTTCGAGGTGACGCTTCTGCATAACTTCGTCAACAGTCGCCGCAATCGCTTGGGGGTCAGCCGAGCCAGCGATATTGAACGTGAATGTTGTTGTCGACTCGAATGGCATCGTATTGGTTCCAACCTTGGCGCCAGCGGGCGGAAGGTCGACCTGGTTAGGTTGACGGCTAATGAAGTTGACACCTGGCGTCTGTGGCATAGTCCTAAGGTTAGGTGCCACGTACGGCTGGTTGACAAGCTCTTGGGTCGTCTTGATGATTTGGTTGAACTCGGTATTCGAGACGCCACCTAGGGCGCGGAACTTGGAGATCTTGGCAATCAGTTTGTCAATCCAATCGCAGATGGCAACAATGTCATCCTTCATCTCTTTCCAGCCGAGGAAGTTCCCGATCCAAATCAGAGCATCCTTCAATGCCCCCAGCGTGAGTTTGGCTGCTTTCTTGACGGCTTCATCAATCTGGTTGCCGAGGTTCTCAAGCCACTTGCCGACATCGCCGAAGACTGACTCGCCACCATGTAGACCAGTCCAGAAGTCGTCAACAATGAGAACGAGCGCCGCGAACGCTGCAACCATCGGGGCGATGCCAGCCGATGCTGTGATGAGCCCGTACACAGC